TTATAATGATTAAGACCAGCATCAGACTTTTCATTAGATTTACGTAGACGGATAACTTCTGTCCTTAATTCGTTAACTGTTGGACGTTTCTTACTAAGAACATCAACTTCTTTCTTTTCATTCATAACTATTAGTATTTAATTAATTAATCTTCAATATGAGTTATATCTAAATCGAGGTCTACATTATCCTCGCTTAACGTATTGCCAGTATTCCAATTATTAGCCATCTCACAGTCGAGATAGTCTATATCAGCTACTATGCCACAAATGGGAAACTCTACACCTTCGTCATACATAATCGTAAAATTTATAATGCAGGTGCAAGTATAGTGATAAATAATTGAAATACCAAACAATACTAATAATTTTATTAATTGATATTACATACTATATATTGTTCATAAGAAGTAATAATATCATTAACAGGAAAACCGCAATTAAGAAGAGTATTAATTATTTCCGCAAAATAGACATCTTTACAAGTAATAGTAAAGTTTTCATTATTGAACTTACGAACAACAGCAGGAGTAGTTCCTTCAATAAAATATATATTCATAGCACCAACATTATATTCAATAATATCATTTGCATACTTAGATAATACATTTCTAGGAGAAACAGAATATCTCAACTCATTAAAAGCTCTACTAGCAATACTTCTATTTTTAAATGATATAACAAACTTGCTATCAATGCTATTAGTAATATTATAACCACTTGAATCGAAACCATATTTTTCATTAGGTTTAAGATGTTCCTTAACAGCACGAAATGCTTTTCTATAATATCTGAACCAATAAGTTCTTTCAGCTAAATTAGAAGTTTTACTTTCTAACTTTTCTGTAAGTGCATTATTTGTTTCACGACATTTATTTAGTTCATATTCAACATTCTCTAACTCAATAAGTCTTTTAGTCTTCCCTTCAATAATCTTATCACGACGATTTAACTCATCATTTAATTGAGATATACGTTGTCTATGAATATCAAGTTCACTAGTAAGACCTATTATCTGATTACGTAGTTCAGTAACTCTATCACCACTATTAGTAAGTTGTTTTTCGAGAAACTCGATACGTTCAGTCAACTCATTATTATTAGATTTAAGAGATTCAATCTCATCACAATCTTTAATAGTATAAGTATTGCCTAAGTCAGCAATCTCACAAATAGAAGCAAGTGATTGAAAATCTAAATCAATAATACAACCACTAGCTTCAACAATAGTAACTCCATTTGTATGAGATACAAGAGTTATATGCTTTTTATCATTTACAATAGCTTTCATAAATACAAGTATTAGTTATTAAGAATTTAATTTTAAAGTAGAATCCATACTATAACAGTATAGTACGATATAGTAGGCGAATAAAACTAATAACTATTATATAAGTTATTATAGTTTGAACTAAAGAACGAATGATAATAACCTTCTTATAAGAAAGGTAATTAAACATTAAATAACACAGGCATATAACTATCCCAATTAAAGATAGAAATATATGGAACTGATAATCTGTCATGGTGAAGCAATATCAAATAATATTAAGAATATACATAAAGTAGACGCAACTATTATTAAAGCGAATAACATAGTAAGAAGAGTAATCTTAGTGTTAATAAGAAACTCACTGCATTTAATAAGTGCGATAATAAATAGTAATGCTAAAACAGTAATATCGTAGTTAGACATAATAGTATAAGTTAGTAAGTGGATAAGATAAAGAGTAAAAGAAGTACAGTAATGTCACTCCTTTATGGGGGAGACAGCGAGCTTTGCGAGCGTTGACAAGCCAAGCTACACAACAATACAATTATTAATAATAGTATTACTAATAGTACTATTCCCGTTATCAGTTGTAATACATAGTATTGTTATTATCGGAATCGTCCGAACTACTATTGTCAAAGACAATGGTAGTGACGCTCTAACAATAACCAACAATTATAATACAATATCAAATACTAGTAGAACTAATAATAGAACTAATAATTCTACTAGTATAAAGATAAACGTTATTGTTTAGTTATAGCTGCATCACCAATTTTCATTCGCCATTCAGAACCATCGTCAGTGTACACTTCGTACTGTCTGCGAAAAGCTTCTTCATTACTAATTGTAGTTACATGTCCGTCTAGCCAAATTATTTTATCCATAATATAATGTATTTAATATAATGTATTTAAATCCTAAGGACTACTACGATAGTAGTAGGAACTTAGAAACAACAACAACCAACAGTAACAATAGACAATATAATATCTAAGTAATAGTAAGGACTATTATAGGGACTATTATAGTGGAAATATGATGATTAGGATTCAAATCCTAAGGACTACTACGAAATGGTTTAGGTAATAGTCGCAACTCCATAAACGAAATGGTTTAGATAATAGTCGTAACATTGTAGGTAAGAGAAGTGAGTTAGAATGAAGGAGTAGAGGTAGGAGAGGGAGTAGTCCCACTACTTAACCAACTCATCTCTCTTATCTACATCTTCTAACTATTCTTACTCCACTAGTATTATCTCACTCTATTGTCTACTCTACTATCTAGCTTAACGAGGAGCCTTAGCGACCCTTCCGAGCATTGATGTTGTCAATACTAGTAATAGTCTTGATACTATTGATACTATTTGTTGGTGTTGTTGTATGAGCTTCTTCCTATTGTCTACGACAATAGTCATCGTTGTTCAGGTAACCTAAAATACCGTACTATCGTACGTATTTTATCTAAGGTACGCACGCACGTAAATAACCAGATTCGTATATATATATATAATATATATATACTCTCTTCCAAAGAACGTGCGCACGTGCTAGAGTTAGTATTATTCATCGTACTTAGACATCTGACTAACTAGTTTACTTAGTAATCCTTTCAGTCTTTTGTCTATCTCTAAGACTTCTCCCCTTACTTTATTAACAGTATTAATAAGAGGTTGAGTTTCTATTGTCTCACTAGTACTATCACTATAAGTGACCTTTACTAATCCCTTATCTATTAGATTTACATCTATTATATCCTTTACTTTTTCTATTTCCATATTATTTTAATTTATCAGTTGATTAGCTTCGCTTATCAGTTGTAGCATTTCGCTTATCAGGTGACTAGTGTCGTTTCCGAACCTAAGTAGCTTTGCCGGATGGCTTTGCCGGATGGCGAGCATAAGTCGAGAGTATTATCGAACACGTGCCGAATGGTGTATTCTTAGTTTAGTAGGAGAGGTTTCCCTCTCCTACGTAACTGGTTAAGCAGCACCCTCTGCATCAGGTTGGTATTTAGCCAACATGTCAGCCACGAGCATTTCGTCCGCAAGGGACAACGTACGCATACTAAGTTCGTACGGGAAATACTCGTAACGGTCGTGTTCATTAACACGTTCTTCACGAGACATTTTAGCGGCATACGGATTAACGAATACTTCACCTTGCGCAAGTACGTGTCCAAGCACGCTAATACGTGCCTTCTTGAAGATAACGTGTAGCACTGATAACGGTGCAGTCATAACAGCATTGGCAAGCATTGGTTCGCCTTGACCTTTCAGTATTGCAGATAGCTGAATACGAGTGGTAAAGATATTACGAGTTACAGACTCGACATAATCACCACTTGCAGCATCTTTCACAAACTGTGGAAGGTTACGGTTAACAACAATGGTAAGAGCACCTGCATAACGACTACTATTATCAATGATATTAGTAATCATCAAGCTATCGTGATTCTCGAAATCAGGACGGTCAAGCAACAGACGAGTAATATCGTCTGCTTCCTTTCCGTGATACTCGGACAAATCAACGATACGTGCATCATCATTACTAGCATCATTACTAGCATCATTACTAGCATCATTACTAGCGTTAGCTTTAGCTTCTTCGGCAGCTTTCTTAGCAGCTTCTTCGGCAGCTTTTCTAGCTGCATCATTAACTCTTGTTCCCATAATACAAATAAATTAAATGTTATAAATCGGTTAGCAACTGTTCAACCAATGTGCATCCTAACCACACACACAATGGCAATATGTTTATAGTCATTTGGTTTGATAGTAACTGCAATATGTTTAAAGTCATTTGGTTTGATTAAGCTAATAGTTCTTTAACAACATCGTTAGCATCTAGTATAAGTACTAACACTACTAATAGTATTAGAAAGCTATTCACATGGTTATCATACAAGTTAATGTAACTTAGATGTATGAATACTGATACACCTAGCATACTTAATGCTAAGTGTACCATTTTAATCCTATCAGTCTTGTTCATACGTATCTAGTATAGTAACGTGAACAAAACTTGTCGTACGTTTCACCTGCACGACCATACATTTTCCAATCACGCTTCTGTTTATTAACAACAGAGCGATAAGTAGCAGTAGTCATAACTACTGCAATCAATAACAATATCAAGAATATCATAAACATTAGTATTAAATTAAACATTATAGCAATATGTTTAAGGTCATTTGGTCTTGACGGGGGTATTGGAATTGGTTTGAGAGTAGGGGGCGGTAGTGGTAGGAGCCTCGTCTCGATAAAAATATATTCATGAAAAATATTATTTTGTGGGGCAGCACTAATAGTAGTACCTCTAAGTTTATTTCTTCTAATAGTCCTAATCCTATTTCTAAGTTCATTATTAGTCCTATTCCTAATTCTATTTCTAACAGTAGTTCCAGTCCTATTTCTAAGTCTATATACATTAGTTAGTCCTAATAGTATTTCTAATTCCCTTCTGTATATCTATTGTTGTTAGTAGTCTAACTCTTCTTATAGAAGAATTATCTTATTAGTTAGTCCTATTAGTCTAATTAATTCCTTTAAGTCCTTAATTGGTCTTACTTATATTATATAGTATTGGTTGTCTATTTGGTCTTATTGTGTATTACCTTTCTCCTCTTCTATCGAAGAGTCCGAAGATTTAGCATCAGGATTGTAAAAATAGAATGGTAAGATTTAGTCGATATTTTAGTTAAGTAGTGGACTTGCATTAGAGTGTGTACTAATGTGAACTAGTGTGAATGGATGTGAATTATATAGCGAATACAATTCTAAAGGTTTTTTAACGAGTTAGATATTGATAGTACGAATATTATTCGTATACTTGTACTATTAATGACTGGTGCATATATTACTCTTAGTAATGCTAGTCAACTTAATTAATATTATTAACAATCTAATTAAAGTAATTATGTTACATTTAGAGAACAAAACTAAAGGAGAAACTTTCCTAGTTCCTCAACACATCGGAGAAATTGATTTCAAATATGTTTCTGACCGAGTTAAAGATATAACTCCGTTTAAGCATTTTGGTATTGTCGCTATTATTCAGACTGCTAAACTTCGTGAGATTATCAATCCTGATTTAAAGGGTACTGGTAGTACTAGATTTATATTAGTTAAGACTAACTATGCTGATGATGTTAAGGAAGAAGATAGAGCTATGCTTAATCGTTTCTTATATGTTGCTCCGTCTGATGTATTTACTGGCATAGATTGTAATCCTCGCAGTAACGAACTTACTCCTTATAATCTTGCTGAATTTATTCGTGGCGACCAAGACTTAAATCTTAGTATTGCTCGTGGTGAGATATTCCGTAAAGTTGGAAGTGGTTCTGTTATTAGTTTACTTGGTACAGAAGTGAATCCTGTTACTACTGAAAAGAAAGGAGATAATGGTAAGTTGATTACTACTATTGCCGAAACAGTAGTTTGTATTGGCTATAAGATTGTCCGTCTTACTGATATTCAAGGTCAGAACTCTGTCGAAGGTCTTATTCCTAGTGGTAAACCTCAAAAGTTTATAGTAGCTACTAATTTACTAAATGTATAAACTAGATGCCTTCTATTGATTTAAAAGAGAAAAAGGAGTTATTAGTAACTCGTCCTGATATTATTAGTTTATTAGGTGTTACACCTCTTGAAGCTGAAATAATAGATGATATTATAGATAATATCGAAGACCAAATTATTGATAGGATTAAAAGTCTACAACGAGTTTCAATTCCTTTTATTGGTGGATTTATTGTTAATGAAGCCAAGTTAGATGCAATAGAACATCATCCTGTAATGAAGGCTAAAAGGCAAGAACTTACTAATGAAGAATATTGGAAATTTAAAAAGAGCTTAGTTGCTACTCGAATGGCTCAACGTAGTAAATTTAGAAGTAGAACTTCGATAATATCTCGAACTGTTAGACTTAATCGTAAGTTAGCCGCAAGGAAACTTAGAGAGTTTAATCAAGATGAGAGGTCTTTTAAATTATATATGTACTTCTTTAGTAAGATGAAGCCAGTTAATGATTCTGATTACTATATTGAACTAAGAAATAATAAAGGTTATGATTACGAAGATTGCCCCTTTGGATTTAACAGGTATGATTAGCGTTGACGAGCAAGGTTATCCCTTTGCTCCTAACGTTTATCAGATACAGGATAAAGATGTAAGAGAGTTATATCTTCGTGATACTAGTGAAGATAAACTTCGGTATCTTAAAGAAGCCGGAGTTATTTTTTATCTAGCTGACCCTAAGTCTCCACCTAATCAAATGGGATATAGTCGTCCCGAAGCCTTAGCATCTGCTAGAGCTAATTACGCTCTTCCTAATGATTGGCAACCAGATGCTCTTATTCTTCGTCTTGTTGATAGATATCATGAAGATAAGATGGGCGTTGCAGGCGAAGCTCTTGAAACTATTCTTAGAGCAGTTCATAATAGTTCTCGTGCAGCTAATATACTTAGTGAGCAACTTACTAATAAACTTAATGCAGGTATACAAGCCGAAGATACTTTGCCAGTTATTGATTTGATAACTAAGCTAAATGGTATTATTAATATCATTCCTAATCAGATTAAATCTTTAGGTGAAGCTAAACAAGCTGCTGCTCTTGAAATAGAACAGAAGAAAGCTCGTGGTGGTAAAGTAGTTACTAGTTCTATGTCTGCTAAAGATGCTAGTGATTTAGAAGCTCAAGTAGAAGCTCAAAAGAGAGAGCTAGGATTGGTAAGCGATAGTATTGTTAACACTCCTTTACGGGGGAAATACGAAAGTACAAAATGATACCGGTTAAACCTGAATATAAGCAAACTAAGTTATACTTTGATGAGCCTACTCATAAGTATACTGATAATTGTGGTAATTCTTATATTAGTGCCACTACTATTATTCATTCGTATGTTCCTAAGTTTGATTCTAATTATTGGGCTAAATATAAGGCTAAAGAAGAAAATACTTCTATTAAAGATATAAAGAATCAATGGGATACCATACGAGATAAAGCCTGTGATATGGGTAATGTCTATCATAATAGTTTTGAAGATGGTATTCGTCAGAATAGTAAATTCTTCAATGCTATTAAATATCTGAATAAACAAGAAAGTAAACAAATGGTTACTGTTGCTGATTTAGATGTTGTTGATAGTCATGTAAGACTTCTCGATGTTGATGCTTTCATTGAACATACTGAAAACAAATATCCTGAAATATATAAAGTATTTAAGTTCTATACTGAACGAGATTATAAGATATATTCAGAGATAGGAGCATTTCTTCCTAAGTATCTTCTTAGTGGAACTATTGATATACTTCCTATTCGTGAAGATGGTTTTGTTATTCTTGATTGGAAAACTAATCGTACAGGTCTTAGATTTCAAGCAGGATACTATAAGAAAGATAAAACTGTTCGTCCAGTACAAGAAACAGATGAATGGGTTCATAAGCCCGAAGATGTTCTACTTCCACCGTTTGGTGGTCTGCCTAATTGTAATGGTACTACTTATGCCTTGCAGTTAAATCTATATGCTAAAATGGTTCATCTTATTACTGGTTTGCCTTGTCGTGGTTTAGCTCTTTGTCATATTGAAGTTCCGTTTGTTCTTAACCAATATGGTAGACCTCAAAGATTTAAAGACGGTTTTCATATTGATGAAAGTAAAAGTGAAACAGCTAAGTGGTATAAGATACCTAGATTAGAACCTGAAATAGATACTATGCTTAATATCCGTTATCAAACTGTTAATGGAAGTCAGAAACAACAAATGAATTTATTTGTATAATATAAATGTAATATCATGTCTAAATATAATAATTTATTAATAGATAGGTGTCGTACTGTTGATTGGAGAAAGACACTAGAGAATAAAGGTTATTCTTACTTTGATAAAGGTAAGTATAATCTTAATCTTATTGGTGTTCGTTCCAAAGAACATGGTAATGAGTTCAATGATGTTTTTATAATTGATTATTGGACAGCTAATGGTAAGAGATATACTCCTATATATCCTTGTACTACTGACCCTGGTTATAAAAGTCTTACTAATCCTGTTAATATTAAAGGTTGTGCAATTCTAGTTCCTGGTCAGTATCGTGGTTGTTTTAAGAAAGGTTATCATAAGGGACAATATCTTGCTCTTGTTCAACATAAACCTGTTAAAGTATTCCGTGATGCTAATAAAGATTTCTATCTTGATTGTGATGAATCAACAATAGAAGAAGGAATGTTCGGTATTAATATTCATAAAGCAGGAGAATCAAGTGTTGTTGTTGACGGTTGGTCTGCTGGCTGTCAAGTTCTAGCTAGAAGTATGGATTTCAGAGAACTTATGAATATAGTTAACTTAGCAATTCCTTTGTGGGGCGATGTATTTACTTACACGTTGTTAGAAGAAAAAGACTTAATAATATGAAACTAAAGAGTATTGGAATAGGACTATTAATAGTAGTAATCCCATTTGTTATAATTGGAGTATTAAACAATTTTGTTTTTAATAAGGAAAATGTAGAAGTCCCACTTATCGTTCCTGATACTATATATCAGGAAATAAAAACAAAAAGAGATGGTTTACAACTAGTAATAGATTCTATTCTCAATACTCTTAATAATACTAATCAGTATGAGAAAGAATTTGATAAAGCAATTAGTGATACTGATAGTATTGCTATTCTCGAACGCTTCATATATCTTGTGTCAAAACCAATCGGAGTTGAGAATCCAAAGGTTGGAGACGAAGGTAGATAGTTTACAGCAATCCTACTCCTTTACGGGGGATGGCGGAGCGAAGCGACGCCTAGATAAAGAAGTATTAAGAATAGCCAATGCAAAGTTAATACTTTCAGAAGAGTATAAAAGTCAATATGAATCCTACAAGAAGTTATACGAACTAAAAGTTAAAGATAGCTACTTGCAGGATTCTATTATATCTAAGCAACGTGAAGAAATAAAGAGGATAACAATACTAGGAAATCAAGCTATTGTTAATCTTAATAAGGAATATAATAAGTCTAAAAAGTATAAGAAGCAACGTAATGGATTCATAGCTAGTACAGGTGTGCTAGCTATTCTTGTTGCTATACTACTAAAATAATTAATTGTAAGCTATGCAACTGTCTGAATACCCGTTCTTCATGTATTATTATGAAGAAGATAAAGGAAAGAAATATAAGCACGCAAGAGACTGTGGATATAAAGACCCATTCGACCATTTCTTAATAGGAGAAAGCGGAGGGTTCTTAATGAATATTGACCCACATAAGCGTTTTGTTAATACAGACCTTTTACGTCCTGCTGCTGTTACTTATGAGAAAGAAGGAGTTTATACTAAGTTTGCAGTAGATAGTATGCCTCATATAAACTTTCGTAAACAGGAAACTCTACGTAGACTTGTTGGTTTTAAAGCTCCTTGTCTTATGGATACTAGAACTGGTGAGATAGAAGATGTCTATATTACTGGTGAACATTATAATTTTATTAATTATGGTCGTATTCTTAAACTAGATACTAAAACACTTCGAGTAGAAGAAGGTAAGGTTACTGGTCGTAAGATAAGAGGATTTCCTAGATTTATTGATTGCCAGTGGTGGTACTTCTTAATCAAACAGTTCTGTCGAGAAAATGGTATGTTTCTTATCAATGATAAGACAAGACGTGGTGGATTTAGTTATATGGAAGCTATTGGTTCTGCTAACTTTATCAATCTTACTCCTAACCGTGCTGTTATTCATGCGGCTAGTGATAATAAGTTTTTGGTTCAATCAGGAGGTCTATCTGACTTTATGAAGAAGCAAATTATCTTCTATGAATCTAATACTCCTTTTGCTAGAGGTATAGCTAAGATTGATGCTAGTGATTTTATCTTAGGTTATAAAGACCCTAGTACAGCTATTATAGATGATAACAGTTGGAATAGTGCTTGTATATCTGTATCTACTAAGAACAATCCTTCTGCTGCTGTTGGTAAAGATGCCGGAGAAATCAAGTGTGAGGAAATGTCAGAGTTTGAGAACTTCGATGATTTCATGGATGTAACTGAACCTACTCTAAAGACTGGTTCTGTTACTACTGGTTTTCTTAATGCTTGGGGTACTGCTGGTAAAGCTAATGCAGGTTGGGTAACATTTGAGCAAAACTTTTATGACCCTAGAGGTAGAAACTTTATGGCATTTGAAAATGTATGGGATAAAGATAGTAGAGCAGAAGTATGTGGTTACTTTAAACCTTATTGTTGGGGACTTGAAGGTTATAAGATTGGCGACGATAATCAAATCGCTACTCTTACTTCTCTTGATGATGATGGTAATTCTGATATAGCTCTTGGTTTTCAAATAGCAGAAGAAGAACGTGCTGCTGAAAAAGCTAAGAGTAAATCATTCGCTAAGTTTATTAGTTATTGTGGACAGTATGCTAATATGCCTAGTGAATCATTTAGTTCTGTAAGTGAGAATATATTTAGTAGTGAGATATTAGATGAATGGGAGCAAGAACTAAAAATGTCTAATAAATATAACTTCTATATAGATGGTAAGTTTGTAGAATATGATTCGGATAACTTCGAGTTTATTCCTAATGAACGTATTGCTGCTACTGGTGGTGTATTTAAGAAGGATTACTTTGATTATATTAAGAATGTTCCTCGTCATTCTAATGAAGACCCTGAAGGTTGTATTCGTAAATGGTTTAATCCAATTAAAGTAGAATACATAGATAAAAAGACAGGTCAGCTAACTAAAGGTACTCCACCGGGAATATATAGTATTAGTTATGACCCTGTTGGTATTGATAAAGATAAGAAAGAACTTACTAATAAACATTCACATAATAGTATTAAAGTTTGGATGAATCCTTGTATATATAATGGTTATCGTCCTAGATTATGTGCTGTGTATTATGGTCGTCCTGATGAACTAGAGAAAGCAGATAGAATCTGTTATTATTTTGCAGTTACTTATAATTGTCTTGGTACAACTAATGTCGAGATTAACCGTGGTGAAACAGTTAGTAATTTTAAGAAGTGGAAAGCTATTAGATACTTAGGTTATCACCCAGTTCATTTATGGGATACTAATATTAATACTAAGAAGATTAATACTATTGGTTATGATATTAGTAGTGAGACAGTTAAACTTGATGGTCTTAGAATGTTAAAGGAAATGTTGTATTCCCCCATAGGGAAGTTCGAGGACGGTCGTGATATGCTTGTTCTTCATACTATATATGATTATCAGTCTATACTAGAGTTAAAGAAATGGTCTAATACTGGTAACTTTGACCGTGTATCTGAAATGATTGTTCGTGGTATTGAATGGGCTGCTAATGATAAGTTTGCTAAAAAGCAGCTTGAACATAGACAGAGAGTGCAAACAGAGAAAGAAAACTTTTGGAATCGTAAACGTTATTAATTATGAGTTGGTTAACAGAAAGCAACAGGTTAAAACATTTCCTCTACGCAATCCCATGTGGATTACTAGGAATAATGTTAGTAGTAGGCTTAGCCGTAGGCATGGAATTTAAAGATAAAATGTATGGCGGTAAGTTTGATTTCTTGGATATTTTAGCTACATTGCTTGGCGGAATGATAGGATTCGTATTAATGCTAGTTATAGTAATAAGTACGGGTGCTATTAATTGGTACATTAATATACTTATTAAACTAAGCGAATTGTTATGATTGATGCTAAGCTAAATGCTCGACTTGGGGACATGCCTAAACAGCGTGTCCCTAATTCTGAAAAGGATGAATACTGGGCTGGTAGAACAATAGATTATTGTATTGCTGCCGGACTAGCGTGTAATGATAGAACTAAGACGGAACAACTTCTTGAAATACTTCATGGAGAAATGCCTGACGAGTTCTATCGTAAAACACTTAACCCTTATAATGCTACGAAGGAGAACTTTAAAAGATTTCCTGCTACTCTAAGGAATCTTGATATTATTAATGATGTAGTTCGTCGTTATTTATCAGAATACGTTAAATCTCAACATGAATTTATTGTTGGTGCTAATAATCCTGAAATCATTATGGCTCGTGATGCTGCTATTCGAGAAGATATAGTTAAGCGAGCTATGTTAGCATTTCAACAAGAACTTCAAAGGAGAATACAGCAACAACAAGCTGAAAATGTTCAACTAGAAGCTCAAGGACAACCAATACAAGAGGTTGACCCTGAACAATTAGCAGCTGATGCAGAAGAGTTTGAAAAGAACTTTATTGATAATTATATAGATGAAATAAGTGCACAAGCTCAGCAACTATTAGAAGTTATTGATGATGTTCTTAATAACGAGACAATAATTCCAGTTGAGTACTTTAACTATATCGTTACAGGGGAAGTTTATAGTTTCCATACTGTTCGTGGTAAAAAGCTAGTTAAAGAGTGGGTTCCAACTACTGATATGTTTCCTGTTCCTAATGGAGAGCAAATGGTATCTAAGTATGATATTGTAGCTCGTAGAATGTTGATGAGTTATAATCAAGTAATAGACCAATTCTCTGATGAACTATCAGATGAAGAACTAGAGTTTATAACTAAGTATTATAATCCTAGTACAGTTGGTGCTACTCGTACACTTAGTCTTAATGCTTATACTTATTATTTTCCTGAAAAGTGTAAGAGCTATGAGAATGATAATAGAGAGATATTTCCTTCTGATGGTTATGATTTAAGATTAAAGAACGGAGAACTTTTAGAAGTATGGCATGTTAATTGGAGAGGTTATACACAAGTTAAGATACTAAAGTACATTAATGAGGTAGGATTAGTTGATGAGATGATTGTTCCTGATGATTTTGAATTTAATCCTGAACTCGGACATATTGAGATAACTTCTGTATATAAACCACAAGTTTACGAAGGTTATCGTATAGGAGGTCAACGCTTTGGTATATATCCAGGTGGTGCTAAACCTATTCCTTTCCAATTAGATGATGATGTTAGATTGCAGTATTGTGGACTTCAAGAAGTACTTCCTCAAATGGGAAGATTCTCTATTGTAGAAATACTTACTCCATTCCAAATATTAATCAATATCTTCTCTTATCATAGAGAGATGATGATAGCTAAGAACAAGATGTTTATTCTTGTTGCAGCTAAATCTTTATTTGGAGAAGATGCAGAAGAAGCTATTTATAATATAGCGGCAGAGGGGATATTTCCTTATGATGATGCAGAAGATATTAATAGTACTAAAGCACAATCTATTAAAATGCTTGATGCCAATATCTCCGGTTATATTACTGAAATATCTAATCTTATTGAATCTATTAAAGCTAGTGCTCGTGAAATGGTAGATATGACACCACAGCGTTATGGACAGATAGCAACTAGCGCTGGTAAAGGTACAACAGAAGAAGCTATTATTCGTGGTTCAATGGGTACAGTTATTATTAACTATATGTTCGATAAGTTCCGTGAGGACGAATATCTAATAGATTTAAATAATTCCAAGTTAGCTTGGATAGATGGATTAGATACTTCTTACTATGATAAGTCAGATAGAAAGCAATATGTCTCTCTTAATGTAAATAATCATACTCTCGGACAATACGTAATCAAAGCTAAAAACTCTGATAGAGAAACAGAGAAGTTTGAACAACTTAAAGAGTGGGCTTTCAACGCTAGTCAAAATGGAGATTTAATGTCTGCTGTTGCTGCTATTACTTCCGGTAATATATCCAGTCTTAAACTAGCTATTAATCGTTATCAAGAGATTCGTCAGAAGAATGAAGAATCGCTTAGACAATTAGACCAACAATTAGAAGAAACTAAGAATAAAGCTGTTCTTGAACAGATAGCTGCTAAGGGAGAACAAGATGCTAGGCTAGCAGAAATCAAAGGTTATTATGATTTACTTGCTAAAGGAATGGATACAGAAGCTGCTATGGCTGCTTTAGCTAATCAACCTGTGCAAACTGCTCCACAAGATAATTCTGCTGAACTATCATTGAAACAAGCTGAACTAAATGAAAAGAAACGAGCTAAGGATTTAGATATGATTAACTCTGCGTTAGATAGAGATAATGAACTAAAGATAGCTAAAGAGAATAAGAATAGATATGATAGTTCTAAGTCTAAATCTAGTTCTACTAAGAAGTGAATACTAAGTTATAATTAGCTATATACCATTCTCTATGATTCAGACGTGCCCTACGGAACTTTCCGTAGGGTTTTTCGTATCCATAAAATCGACGTAGATAGCGTTTCCTTTGCCTCTGTTGCATTTACCCTATCGAATGGATAAACTGTAAAGGAAAACATTAAAATGCCGTGACGGGTCTTAAAATGGCTCATTTTTTTGCCCTGTATCGAACGCAAAGTTTCTGCTGATAAGATTAACTCTAGTAATACTTAAATACAAATACGGGCAATTCTAAACCTAATAATAAGGGTATTCAGACTAGTAAGAGTTTGCTTTCTCATATTATTAGATTACATTTGAGTGAAAGTAATAATCAAAACATATTTATTATGGGAACTTTTAGTAGTAATAACGATTTAGATTTAAGTACTGGTAGTATTGATACTGGCGATACTGCTAATACTGGAGGTCAAGGTACTGGCTCTGGTGCTAACGGCAATCCTGCCGGACAGGGACAACAAGGTGCTGGACAAGAAGGACAACAAGGACAAGGCGAAGGTGCTAATACTGGTACTGTTGATAATGGTGGTGAAAACCAAGAAGGACAACAGGGACAAGGAGAAGGACAGCAAGGAAGCCCCTCTACGGGGGAAGAAGTGGTATTATCAGAAGGTGATACTATAAATGTTGATGGTGTAGATTATACTATTGATGCTAACGGTAATGCTCTTGCTGTTGATGGAACTATATTTCGTACTGCTGCTGAACTTGCTGAACTTATATCTCAAAATGGTTCTGAACCAAGTGTTCTTGAACAATTACAAACTCGTTTCGGTTCTGACTTTAAAGATGAGAATGGTAATCCTATTGTATTCGATAATAATACAGAAGGTATTGCTGCTTATGTTGATACAGTAATTCAGAATAGAATTGCAGAAGCTCAAACTGCTGCTCTTAATAATCTGTTTGAAACTTATCCGCAAGTAGAACAAGTTATTAATCATCTTAAACTTAACGGTACTCTTGACGACTTCGTAGAAATTCCTGATAGAAGTCAGATTACTGTTAGTAAAGATAACGAAGAACAACAAGCTACTTTCATTCGTGAAGAATGGAAACTTAGTGGTAAAAAAGGAGATGTAAATAAATTCATTGACTATTGTAAGAACGCCGGTATTCTTTACGATACTGCTGTTGAATCTAAAGAAGCTGTTGATAGCATTTATGAATCTCGACTTGCTGAACAGAAAGCACAAGTAGAAGCTAAAGAAGCTGCTGCTGCTGCCGAAGAGAAAGCATATTGGGATAATGTAGAAAAGACTATTAGTAAAGGCGAACTATTAGGTTATAGTATTCCTGAACAAATTCAGTGTAACAAAGACGGAAAGAAAGTAATGCTTAGTCGCAAAGACTTCTTGAAGTATGTGTCTACTCCTGTTGACAATGAAGGTAATACAGCCTATATGTTAGACGAAGCTAAAGTTGATTCTAATGCTCGTATGCAGGATGATTTACTTAAAGCATTTCTTAGGTTTACTGGTGGCGATTATGCTAGTCTTGTCGGTATGGCTGTTAATAAGCAGAAAGTTCTATCTATTAGAACTACCGCAGCACAAACTACTGGTAAAAGGACTGTTATTATCAATAGTAAAGGTAATAATTCTAAGACAGTTGATAATGACCAACTAGTCTTGAACTAACTAAATTAAAACAAATATGTACAGATTAAGAGAAGTCGAAAGAGGTAGATATGATGATAGAGGTTACTCTAATGAGCAATCTCTTGCTGCCTTAATGATTCAAAAACCGGAAGAGATTAACAACTTCCTGACTTACACTTATGGTATGGAAGATGACCGATTCCCGCTAACTTTCCTTACAGAAGGACAAGGTGCTGCTGGTGTTCGTGATATTACTACTGTTGAGTGGACTTGGAAGACAATGGGTCGTCAGAGATTCAATGATTACATTGTTTGGGCTGATACTAATGATACTACTCCGGGTATTGGTGGTAAACCTATTAAGGTTGAGTTTGCTACTGGTCTTATTATTGAACAGTATGGTTTGCTTGCTCCTGATGGTAAAACTGCTGTTCGTGTAATGCGAGACCATGGTGCTGGTAGTCATGGTGGACATCTGTATTCTTTGCAGCTAAAGAATCCTGATAAAAGTGCTTATGTTGACCCTGCTAATCTTGAAAAAGGTAAGTATTGGTGTATGTTAGCTCCGTCTATTCCTGAATCTTATTCTAAGGGTAACAAGACTAATGTAATGGGACCTGGTGTTATGAAATCCCAGCTAGGATTCAAGCGTTATAGCAAGGAAATTGCAGGTAACATTAGTAATGTTATTGTTAGCTATGCTTTCAAGACTAAAGGTGGTGGTACTGACACTCGTTGGATTAACGAAGAAATGCGTCAGTTCGATGTTCAGATGCGTATCTCTAATGAGATTGACTTATGGACATCTCGTTACAATCGTACTGTTAATGGTACTATTGATATGAAGGATTGGGATAATGACCAACCAATTCCCGAAACTGCTGGTATGTTTGAAATCCTCGAAGAGTCTAACTATGATACTTATGGTGAATACTTGCCTCTTAGCAAGCTAAAAAGAACTATTGGTGACGTAGTTGATAAGGATACTGATACTGGTTCTATGGATATTACTCTGTATGCAGGTAAAGGTGGTATCGAAGATTTCGATATGGCTATCCGTGAAGATGCTAAGTCCGAAGGATTTATTACTCCTCTTGGAGAGAAAATGATTGGTGAAGAAGGTGGTGGTCTTACTTATGGTAAATACTTCCGTAAATATAAAACTATTGACGGACATACTGTTACTTGTATTCATCTTCCTTTCTTGGATAAATCTCCTATTGCTGAAACAGCAAAAGCTAATGGACTTATTCATCCTCGTACTGGTTTGCCTATGACATCTCACAAACTGATGTTCATTGACAACTCTGTATATAACGGAAATCGTAATGTTCGTATGGTACGTATGAAAGGTCAGTCTTACCTTGTTGGTGTATTGAAAGGTCTTACTCCTATTCCACCGTCTTGGGGTTCTGTTCCTAGCAATTCTATATCTACGGATATTGATAAGTCTCAATATGAAGTTAAAATGTCTCGTGGTCTGCAAGTAGATAGACAAGAGAAGATGTTCATGTTGGAGTGCGTACTCTAAGTTAAACAATTAAAATTGAAATTATAATGGAAGGACAAGCACCAAAAGCCGGAACATTCGGCAGTAGTCTAAATAATCCAACTAATAGCCCTAGTGCTACTACACGGGCTAAAGCTCCGGAAACTCCTAGAGAAACCTATGAACAACTTCTTAAAAAAGAAGATGGTTTAGATAGAGACTTCTTAGAAGAAAGATATATTACAATAGCTCTTGCTACTGATATTACTATTAATTCTGTTTATCGTCAAGTTAATGCTAGATATATCGTTGACCGTCACGATAGCATTGGTGGTAGTATTAATTCAGCTAGAATCTTAACTAGCAACTATAAAGAAATGGAAGCGTATATGCCTTCTCTTGTTGGTTGTTCTGTTAATTCACAGGAATATATTACTCGTGTTCAACGTTGGTTCAATAGCATATCTATTCCTGTTGATGGTGAAGGAAAGAAACTTAATTGTTCTTTCCAATGGAATAAGAAAAGAGATTATCTGAACTATAAGATAGATGAAACAGAGATTATCGAAGAATATGATAATGCTGAAAAGTCTAATCCTAAACAGTTGAAAGATGCTATTGCTAAATATGTAACTAAGATTAATGCTCTTGAAGCAACTCGTTATCAATACGGACATCCTATTAAAGTAGATGATTACTTAGCATATCGTCATTGTTTACTTTATCCTATTGTCGCTAAAGACGTAGCTATTATTAGCTTCGACCCTCGTGTTAAATTCTATATTAAAGATGAACAACGAGAAAATAATCGTCTTAAACGTAATCGTATTCAAGCTAACAAAGCAAGACGTAATTATCTTGATGCTATTGATAACGATGCTAAGTTCAAAGCTATTTTCGTATGTTATTCTGCTAGTAACAAACAAGATGTATTATCTAACTTGTTACTTGATAGAACTATCCAAGAAAAGATGCTTGATGACTTTGCAATTAAAGAGCCGGAGAAATTCAACAAACTGTTTAACAATTCACAAATTGAGCTTCAAGCGTTCATTGAAGAAGCTATTGCCAAAGGTGAGCTAGTTCGTTCTGATGTTAATCAAACTGTTCTTACTCCCGAAGGTGGATTTATCGGAGCTAACATGAAAGAAGCGTTGGCTTATTTCAGTAATCCCGAAAATGCTGATTATAAAAGAGCACTTGAAACTAAACTAAAATTATAATAACTATTTATTATGAAAGTAGCAGAGATACATAACGAGTTCATGCTTCTAGCTCAACAAATGGGCATGAAAACTGTGCGAGCAATACTTCCCGAACAGGTAGACAAAATAATCAATTTAGAGACTATCGAATATGTGAAAGATGTTTTCTCTCGTAAAGGTAATCGTGAACTCGATGGTATCTCTGATAACGTTATAAGATTAACAGAACTTAATCCTCTTCATACTAGTATTAAGATTGAAGCTGAACAAGGAGATATAATGTTTGGTACTGGTTATAAGATAGAGTTAAACAACTATCCAACACCCATGTTCTATACATCTGTCTACTCCTTTAAGGGGGATAAGTCTTATCGTTGTAGATTGATAGACTTAGACTTAGTGAGTGAGACGATGAACGATTATCATTCAAAGTCTGTTGTTATAAGTCCTATATGTTATAAGACTGAATCTAATATTGAAGTAATTGCAACATTTGAAATAGATAAGTTATTAGTTAATTATATTAAGTATCCTACTCTAATTAGTATTGCGACTAATACTACGAATGAACTATCAGATGTTGCTATGCACGAAGTTATTAAGAGAGCTGTTAATACCTTTAATGCTATCTCTAATAATAATAGTTATGAGAAAGTTTCAAACGAATTATCTAAATTAGAATAAAATGGAAAGACTGTTGTTTGCAGGTAATGTTGCATTAGCTACTACTCCCGTTACTCTAGCTGCTGTTAATGCAGAAGGTATTAAAGAGGGTGCTGTTGCTCTTTACGACAACGAAGGTGCAATCATCTCGAAAGCTCTTACTAAGAACATTCCGATGTTTACCTTGTTTGTTGGTGGTGGAGCATTTGCTAATAAGAGCAAGTATACCAATATTGTATCTGATATTGATACTAGACGTTTCTCTTATGTTAAGAGTGTCTATGCTGCCGGAACTAAATTTAGTGCGGAAATTACTGTTCCTACCCCCGTAGAAGGAAAGGATTATACGTTAACTATGGCTAAAGCTCATACTGTTCTTAATGAACGTTATAAGTGGTCGGCTAGTGAGCGTGCTCGTGAAGGTGATACTGCTGCTATTATTGCTAAGAAGTTAAGTACTCAACTTAATTCTCTTGGTAAGAATGAAGGATTTACTGCTAGTGTTGCCGCTGCTAAAATTACCGTAACTGGTACTGATTATGAAGCATGGAATCTGATTGCAGGAGATTCATTATTTGGAGCAAAAGTAACTACTACAAAAGCTATGAAACCAATTAATGATGACGCTGCTCTTAAAGAATTACAGATTCGTTGTATTGGTGGTGAAGGTATTAATTCTACTAGCAATGATGCTCGTAAATTATATACTTTGCCGGAATTCTCTAATGCAGATGGTTGGACAGTATTTACACTAACTTTCTATCCTCATCGTGACCTTCGTAGTGGTAGTACCGAAAATGTTAAGACTATTATTCATCTTGCTATTCCGACAGGAGCTGTTCAAATAGCTGCTCTTGAAACAATATTTGCATCTGTTAATACTCCGGCAGCAGCAGCAGCAGGAGCTTAAAGAAGATATTGTAAATATAACTCGTAATAGTTTAATAAAGGGGTTGCTATTAATGTTAAAATTAGTAGTAATCCCTTTAATCATAAATAGGGATGGAGGAAATTATCGAATCTGCTCTTAATCAAGGCTTGAGTTCCTTGATAACTATTTCTATTTTCCTACTACTATATAAGTGGTTGGACAATAAGAAAAAGACTGAAAGCGAAAAGTTTGTTAGTTCTATTAGCAATACTCTTGATGAAGTATCTAAGTCATTACTACAAGTCTCAACGTTTATTACTGATATTACAAAGAATATCATAGATAAAGATAAGGACAAATGTAAGACTGCAATAGAAGATTCTATGCTCGCTTCGGCAATGAGATTGACAATGTTCGTTACTAATACTGTTATTAATAACCATATCCATACTAATAAAGATAATATACTTGCTAATATCCATAATATAGTTAATGCAGAGTTTTACAGTGTATTCTCTAGCTTAGCTTTATATAAGATTAATGGAGTAAAGGCTAGTGATAATATGAAAAAGGATTGGATGCCATCAGTAGAGAAGTCTATAATAGAGATAGTGTTTAATGATAATCTTAGTAAAGAAGATAAAATATCTAGTTTTAATAATAAAGTAAACTTGAAGTTTCAGTCTTACATAACTTATATAACAAATAATACATTAAAGTAATGGACATAAACTTCGATAATGTAAAAAGCAAATTGGTTGATAGAGGTGTACAAGTTGTACACCTCTCCAACATTGGATTCATTCTTACTAATGAAGATATATGTAGATATAATGCTATGGTTATTCTTAGTAATATGTCTAATGTAGAATCTAAACTTAGTGAAGAACAACAGCAAAATCTAATTGCAATGTATAACGAATTAATAGTAATGCAATGAGAAAGAACGAAGATGGAATGTATACTTATCTTGATGTTCCAAGTAAGTATAATTGTGTTTATAAAAAACTACTTATTAAGTTAAGTGACTTAGGAGTAGATATGATTAAAGATTGTACTTCTACTTGTAAAGGTATCAATCGTCAAGTAATTAACTGTTGGAATATGTTTCAATCTGCTTGTGCAGCTTATACTCTAGGGTATTGGAAGCAAGCAGATTTACTTATTAATTACATTAATAGTTCTCTACAATTCGGTTGTGATGAATATACTACTGATGAGAAACCAGTATTTATGATATTTGAACTAAATATACCTATTACTATAACTGGTTCTCAAAAGATAAAATATAATGAAGCTAATTTTGTCATAGCTAATAGAGAATATGTAGTTGAAGATACTCTTACTATTTATCAAGTAATTAATGAAAGAGAAAATATAATAGCTTCAGGTTTATCTGTTAATAGTCCTGTTAAGTTCAATGAATTAGTTCTTAATGCAGAAGTAGGACAAGTTTATATATTCAGAGCTAGTGTAGAAGGACAAGATGGAGAGACTTATCACTCTAATGATTATATTGTAAAATGTGTTTCTGTTCCTGCTATGAACGTAATGTATTATGGACATACGGATATTGCTCCGCAAGTATTTGATAAAATGTCTATTAATGATATCATGGCTATTGAAGGTAACACTCCTAGAACTATTACGGGAAGTAATAATAATACTTTTATTATTAAACAGAAAAAGAAAATCCATTATTTATTGATACCTGATAAGTTAATGACTCTTGTTAAAGCTGAATATGGTACTACTCTTGTTACTACTCTTTGGGACGGAGAAGAAGGTGCTTATAAGACAAATAATCCAGGTGGAACTTATGATGGTATTCATTATAATGTATTCTTCTTATATTCTCCTTCTATATTCGATGATGATATTCGTATAACTTGTAGAAATAAATAATATGAGAAAAGGAATAAGTATAAGTCAGCTTCTTGTTAACAATAGTGTAGATGATAATTATAATCCTCTACCTGATGTTGATGCTAAGTATGGACCTTATAATAGTATTGCAGAAGCTCTGAAAGAATTGCCTCCTGAATTACGTTCAGTAGGTCTTACAGTAGGTATTAAACAAAATAATATTATTAATGAGTATTGGTTTAATGGAGGTATTGAAAACAAGAATCTTGTAGTTAAGCAACAAGGTAGTGGAGATGAACCAGTTCAAACTGTTTATATACAAGACAATCCTCCTGCTAATACAAATGCTCTTTGGGTAGATACTTCTGGATTAGGAGCAGCTCTTGAAGAAGATGAAAAGCTAGCTCCTATAATTCAATCTATTCAAGTGATACAAAAGTATCTTGATACTATTGTCCATCAGAGAGATTTAATTATAAATCCCGGTCATGTTAGTAATACTTTTACTAAGTCTATATTAAAAGAATATACTCCTATTGACCCTAATACTGGACAATTAGCAATTAGAGTTGCTGCTGTTGGTGAAAGTCTTGAACCTGAAACAGATGAATATGAACCAAATACTAAAGCGGTTCGTGGGCATTATGGTACTCTTAAAGAAATCCAAGATAACTTTAATAATTTTGTAGATTACGAACTTCTAATTGCTACTGATGTAAAACGTTTATATACTAAGATTAATGGAGAACCTGTTAATCTTACTGGTACTAGTTCAGGTGGTGGCGGCAGTATTGATTATGAAGCATTAGATAAATTAGATACTATTGGCTTCGTTGCTCCTAATGGACAAGTATATCGTGTTAAGGTTAATAATAACGGACAGCTAGTAGTATATAAGAAAGAGTTAGATACACCACAAGCAGAACCTACTGGTGGACAAGAAGAACCCGGAACTGGTTGGATATATGTAACTACTCTATATCTACAAAAGTTATATATTAACTCTTTGTATTGTGGTGGTATTACTAGTGATGAATATAGTTATAATCCATGCTCTCATAACTTCGTTGAACTTAGTAATCTTACAGGTAAAGATGTGTCTCTTAATGGACTATCATTACAGTATGGTACAGAAGGTGGAAATTGGGAAGTACTCCCTTTATGGGGGAATATCAAAGCAGGTTCGACATTCTTAATTAGAGGTGCTCAATGTTCAGTAATGAATACTAATACTACTCGTATTAAAGTTGAGACTTATGATATGGAGTGGTATGCTAGTGATGGTAATCTTATTAAGTTTGATAATAAGAAAGCTAAGTTTTTCTTGACTTGGGGAACGTCACCTAGTTCTGTTGCGAATCCTTATAATAACACGACTTCCCCTATAAGGGTATCTAAAGGTTATATTGATTTAGTTGGACTTCAAATCTTAAATGCTGGTGATGCTGATAAAGTTGATGCTGCTGAAAATACTGCTTATGGTTATCTTGATAGTAAGTACTTATTTACTAAGTACTATACTATGGACAATGTTAAGCAAGCTACTAAAGCTCTTAGTGCTAGAAATAACGCTAATGATATGTACTTTGTTAATCTCGAAGCAAACATAATACCTAGAGTAGATTCTTATACTCCACGTGCTAGCTTTGAGAACAAGAATATATTCTTTAATAAGACTTTACTAGACCATACTAAACCTAATAAGGTTACTATGAGTTTAGGACGTAAGGCTTGTTATACTATTAATGAAAGTAACGAACCTAATGATGATGCTAGTAGATGTTTTAATTGGGTTTCCGTAGGTTATTATGATGAATACTTATGGTATCGTGCATACCGTAGTGATAATAGTTATACTGAATGGACTAAAGTAGAATCGTTTAAGAATGAAACTGGTGTTCGTAAATACTATAATCGTATTAGAGCCATAACTACTGACGGTACTCCGTTTACTACTCATAAGGTAATACTTACTCATCTAGGAGAACAGTATGATACTCATACAAGAGACAAGAATGTTTATTATGAATATTACGTAGGTAGAGATGAAACTTATAAGAGCGATATTCGTAGATTTGTAGTTATGAGCGAAAATGCAGGGAGCGAAGTTCTTAACTTTGTTCAGACTTCCGACCAACAAGGCTTTAATTGGGATGAATATAATGTATGGAGAATAACTGCCGGACAAATAAAGAAGGACTTTAATAGATATGAAAATAGTAACATATCTGTGTGCTACTTTATGATTAATACTGGCGATATGACACAGAATGGTAATCGTATTAATGAATGGTTAGATTATGAAGCAGGAAGAGAACCACTATACGATATTGCTGAAATGGTAACTGTTGGTAACAATGATTTAACTCCGGCTAATGTATATGTTCTTGGTGACGGTGGAGATGATTCTAAAATTAATGCTACTAACATTCGTTTCTTCTATTGTTATGAAATGGATGAAGATAATCCTCCTGTATTTACTGTTGAAGGAAAAGAAATATTCGTTGAATCATTATATTCATTCGATGTTGGTCATACCCATTTCTTATGTGTTAATAGTGAGATAAGTTCTAATACTGAACGAAGTGTTTATGGACTTTCTACTACCGGAGTAATGTATGACTTAATAAGACAATGGTGTGAAAGAGATGATGCAAAAGCTATTAATGCTAAAGCTAAGATAGCTTATTGTCATGAAATGCCTTTTACTATTATTACTCAAAATCTTATTAATTCATTCTATTGGAATAATGAAGAAAACACTAGTGTTGAGAGAAGTGGTAGTAGATTGAATTTCAATACCACTAAAGCTAACGCTTATTGGTTCTCAAAGTTCTTACAGACCCACAATTACCGTTTATGTCTTGGCGGACACAAACATACTTACAGTTGCAGTTATCCGATTTTAGAGAACGAAAACAGCTCTATGAAGCCTATCATACAGGTTACTGCGGACGTTTTAAAGAAGGATTTTAATTCTGATGAATTATATACGGAAACTGCCGAAGGTGCGTTAAAAGGGCAATCTTTCCCTAAATCTTGGGAAAATAATACTAGCTTTGATATGTTGAAACACTTGTGTACATTTCAATTAGTAGAAGAAATAACTGCTCCTGTATATCTTATGTGTCAGGCTAGTGGATATAAACATACTAGTAATAAAGAACTTCCTAGTCCTAATATTCCGTGGTTAAGGTATTTCTTTCCTGCTAGTATTACTATTAATAGTAGAGACGATGTTACGGCTAAAGTTAATGCAGGTCAACGTTATCCTTTCTATATTAAGTATTTCTTAAAGCCAGGTAAAGTAGATGATTTACATTATTACCCTAATTTACAAGTTACTGTTAAGAAGTTATCTAATATATTTAATAACTCCGGTAAGTACAATGTTAATCTTCAAGGGTTGAATCCAACTTATGGAGTTGTTGGTGGTAATGGAGAAACTAATAATGGTAATGATATAATTAATGTGAAATTTCCAACTTATAATATTGATTAATTATGGCAGATAATATTAAAAGGTATAATCCTAAAACTGATAATTGGGATATAAGTTCTTCTGGAAAAGCTACCGGTATTATTGTTGAAGACCCTCGTCTTATCGACCCTGAAGTAGCAGAAGAAGGAGTAACTGGCGAAAGTCTTAATGACGTTCTTGTTCGTCATGAACAAGAACTAAAGAAGCAAGGTGGATATATTGCTTGGTTAGCAGAGCATGGTGGCGGTGGTAGCGGAGGTAATGGAGGTACTACCGATGCTAAAGTTACTATTACTAATGGAGACATTGTAATAGAAGGTAATACTAAGTATCTATATTCTAGCGTTACAACTAATATAAAACTTAATTATCTTATTGAATCATCTAAGAATAATAAACGTTACTTTATAAATGTTTCTCTTGATGGTAGTAGTATCATTAAAGATCAAGAAGCATGGACTAATACTCCGGGCACTCTTATTATTCCTAAGTTAAATCAATTCTCAAATAACAGTACTCATTCGGTAGTCATTACGCCTGCCGATACTGGTGGATTTGCTGCTGAGTCTTATCTACTAAATATTGTAGAAGCTAGTATTAAGTTAGCAAGTAGTGTTGCAGGAAGTACTGCTACGCTTGGTATCGATTACTTCATAGTTTATACTGTTACTAGTAAGATTATTGGTAGTGCTGCAAGTCTTGTTGTTACTAATATAACTAATGGTTTCTCTAAGAGTATTGATCTCGGTGTTACTACTAGTACTACTCCTCGTCAGATAAATGTTAATCTATGGGAACTAGGTAATATTATTGCAGGTAGTTCTTATACTATTCAAGCACAAGCATTTACTGATATGTCAGGTTCTACTGTTCAATCCGATGTTGTAACTAATCGTGTAGTTGTGGAAGATGGTATTAATCTTGTTGTTCTTGTAGAAGGTATTACTAGTAAAGCAGAAGTAGATGAAGGAGTTGAGAAAACTAAGTTCTCTCAAGGTGGTAATATATCTTTTGCATTTACTCCTTATCTTGCAGGTGTTTCACTTATTTATTACGCTGTTCGTCTTGAACACAATGGTACTGTTCGTGATATTGGTTATTTCGATACTGGAAATTATAACGATAATCAATATGTTCAACGTGGTAAACAACAGGTATTCTCTTGGGCTATTCCAACAGAAGGAGATATTCTTGGTGATTGGAATATAACTCTTCGTTGTTGGTCTGAAAAAGGAGACCCTATTACTGATGTTGAACTTATTTGTCAAGTCGTTGCTAGTTCTCAGTCTTTAATTCCCGATCAGAATCCTAATGATTCTATGTATGCAGCTTGGCATATTCGTCAAGAATCATTTCCTCAAACTCCTACTGCTAGACAGTGGACATCTAGTGTTCCTAAGTTTACTCCTCCGGGTTCTCTAGAACCAGTTGGTGCAGTTACTAATCTTGAAGTTTATAATACTAATGGTGCTTTATCTGGATTCTTAACTCAAGATGGACAATCTATGTTACGTATCTCAGGTGAAGCATATGGTATTATAGATGTTCAACCATTTAAAGATGATATAACAACTCTTAATAACTGGTCGAGACAAGGATTTGGATTATCATGTACATTCAAGTCAGATATTCATCCGTTCTCAAATAGAACAATCTTCTTTATAGGGGATTACAATACTGACGAACAATTCTCCGAAGGTATTAAAGTAGGTCTTGAAGATATTATTTGGTCTTATACAGATGGTAATATTAAAGAAACTATTAGTTGTAAGATACAACAGAATGTTATTAATACTGTTGATTTTATAGTTAATAAGAATCCCGATAAACGAGTTGTCGGTATTTTTGTTAACGGTACTCTTAATGCTGCACGTGAGATAAAGACTGACTTTACTTGGAAGAGCTCTTCTAAGATTTATCTTGGTTGTGATATTAGTAATGCAGGTCGTATTCAGAATTATTCTGATGTTAACTTCTACGATATTAAGTTATTCCGTTCTCCGCTTAATGACAAAGAGATTGTTATTAATTATATGAACGCTAATGCTAGAGCTAAACTTCTAGAAGATGGTAGTATTGATTTCGTAGCTTATAACTCTGCTAAGTTACGTAACTTTTTCTCTACTTCTGATAACTCTGCGCATTCTACTTTATGGGATGATATTAATCAGACTTATGCTACTGTTAACTTCAATAGTCTTATTTCTGATACTACTCGTACTCTTCCTGTTGATATAATGCTAATCAATTGTGCTAATACAGGTTTTACTCGTGCAGTATTTGAAGAGATCGGAGGTCAGAATAACAACTGGTACACAGGTTGTACTATGAGTTACTTTAGTCCTACTTCTGGAAAATCTAGTGCTGAAAGTACTACTGATGTTGCTGTTTCTAAGCAAGGAACATCTACTATGAACAACCTTATTAAGAATCTTGAGATTCGTTTTGATAAGATGTTAAAAGCAGATGATGGTAGTAATCTTGATTACGAACTATTCCAACCTAAAGAGACTTGGTTTCCCGAACGACAGTTTACTCTTAAAGCTGATGTTGTCGATAGTGCTCATGCTAATAATGCTTCTATTGGTAAATGGATTAATGATAATGCAGATATTCTATTTGAGAAAACTCCTCCAATGGAAGAACTCGAAGCTCGTCGTCCAACTGATACTAGAGATAAAACTAAAGTTCATGAGAAAGTAACTATTAAACAAACTCTTGAAGGTTTTCCATGTATTCTTCTTATTCAATTTGATGGAGAAGAAACTCAAACTTGTCTTGGTATTTATAGTTTCAATTTAGGTCGTGGTGCTTATTACAATATGGGCTTCCGATTCTTAAAAGACTTTACTACTAAGATAAAGAATAGTACTGGTGAATATGTAGATAATGCTCTTCCTGCTTTTGTTACTTCTTATCATGCTTATGGTCAGAATGAAAAGTTTGGTAATATCGATCAACAGAAAGTTTACTCTTATGAAATAGGTGAGAACGCTAATGTTATTGTTGATGGAAACAAAACATTACCGTTAGCTTTGTTTATGCAAGATGATATATCTATTATTAAGCATGTAGGGGAGTTTAAATATAATGGTGGTAATTGGCTAGACCCAACTGCTGCTGTTACTGACGATGCTGTTTGGACAGCTCTTCAAGAACTATTTACTCTATTTGCTCAAATGACTTCTTCCACAGTTAAGAAATATACTTGGAATGAACAGTCTGGAGGATATGTTGAAACAGAAGGTGAATATCCTGCTCAATCAAGTTGGTCTACTCTTGCTGCTGAACTAGATACTAAGTTCTCAATTAAGAATGCTTATTCTTATTTCTTAGTATGTGTTAAGTTTGGTCTTGTCGATTCTCTTGGTAAAAATATGACTATCGTATGTTATGATATTGGAGGAACTAAGAAATGGTATATTAGGTTCTACGATATGGATACTGCTAATGGTCTTGATAATACTGCTCTTGAATCTGTTGCTAAAACAGCATACCTTGATACCTTCTCTAATAATCCTAACACAGATGTTAATTCATTAGTTACTACTCGTAATTCTCCCGATGGTGGTTACGATACTTATAGTTCTCGTATGTGGGATGTTCTTCGCGATAGTATTTTTATTAATACTGGAATCTTTGATTCTTCTCTTGAAGAACTTTGGGACTTATGGAGAAACAATGCTAATATTAGTAAAGACGTTAATCATTATATAGATGAATATTTCTCTGCACAAACTAAGTCATGCGGAGAACTTCTATTTAATTACGACTATAATGTTAAATATCTTACTGCTTATGTTAGTGAAGCAGGAGGTTCTGCATCTTATGCTAATATTGAATTCTTACATGGTACTCGTGTTGAATATGTTCGAGATTGGTTAAAGAAACGTTGGTGGTTCTTCGATGGAGTATTTAGATACAATAATGTATCTAATCTTCAACCGTATAATACTAAAGGCGCTTTCTCTGCTGGTGGTGCAGAAGCTACAAATCCTCGTCTTACTATTACTTCTAATGTTCCAATGATATTTGTTATCAACATTGGTAATACTACTGACACTAGATATTTTTTACAAGAAGGAGTTCCTACTTTAATTAAGTTAGCACCTATTAGTTCTTTTAATACTCAGATTACTATTAACAATACTCCGCAAATCAATGACATCAAAGGTCTAAAAGAAATGAGATTCCAACGTTTCATGTCTACTATGAAACTTCCTAGTTTCTCTCAATTGGATTTATCTGATGCTGATACTCTTAGTAATGCTCCTGTTCCATTTGAAACAGTGTTTGTTAATGACGAAGACTTTTCAGATGTTAGACATATTAATCTATCTAATACTAAGTTTTGGAGTGGAAGTTCTGAAGTAAGTACATTTACAGTTAATATTGAAAAGTATACTAAGTTGAAAGACTTAGATATATCTAATTCAATAGTAACTTCTATGTCTCTGCCTAATGCTTCTCTTGCATCTCTTAATATTACTAATAGTTCTATTGAGATTATTAACTTAGTTAATCAGCCATTCTTAGATAGTATAGATTTTAGTGAATGTAAAAGATTGAAATCTGTTACTATTGATTCTTGTGAAAAGATTACTGAACTAAATCTTAGTAATCTCGGAGATTTACATACTATTAATATTACTAACTGTCCTAATCTTGTTGTAATTACTTGTACCAATAACGTAAATCTTACTACGTTTAACGTATCTAACTGTAACAAAGTTAAGACTATTAATATTAGTAAATGTACTAATAGTGGATTAGATATTTATATTGTTGGTGCTCCTAATATTGAAGAACTTAATATTAGCGGTACTAATACTACTAAACCTATTCAAGCTGCTGCTGAATTGCCTAAACTTACTAAATTGATTATGAACAATACAAATATTAGTTCTATTCAATATGGTAATAAAGCAATTCCTAAGTATAATAACAATCCTATCTTTGACGTTACTAATTTAAGACTTAGTACGTTTACTGTTACTAGCGCAGCAGGAGTTCATTACTTTAAGTTCGATAATAATCCGGATGCTCCTGTTAGTATTGGTACTAGTTTCTTTGTTGGTTGTAATTCTCTTAAACGAGTATTTGGACATATTAAACTTACAGGTACTAATACATTTAGTGAATGTAATAATTTCTATATTCATGAACCACCCGCTTTAGTTAACGGTAAAACACCAATGTATGCTAATCAATACTATGGTTCTAAAACTAATACAACAGAAGGTAAAACTGAATGGGAAGCTAATACCAATCTTGGTACTAACATAACTATTGGTACTACCAATATGTCTAACATGTTCAAAGGAACTAATTGCAAACTCTTCGATGCTTATTATATTCTTTATAAATGTAATAATGTTACTCTGTTGACGAATTGCTTCTATGGTGCTAAAATACAACTTAGTATTGTAGATAGTTTCAATCGTAACATGTTTATTAACTGTGGTAAAGTAACTAATATGGATTCCATATTCTACGGTATCTCTGGTGGAACTTGTATTTTTTATACTTGTACTAGAAATAACAATGGAGAAATAACTAATAGAAATGGATTGTTATCTCCGCTTGTTAATCTTGTATCAATGTCACAAGCATTCTATTTTAATGGTAATAAATATACGGATGATTTCATATTTGCTAGACCTGTTGGTAATGTAGAATGGAAGATAACTCATTTCTATTTAGTATTTAGTGGTGTACTTTGTTTCATTACTGATGCAAGTAGAGAGTGGACAACCGAACCAACTACTTCTGACTTTAGTGCTGCTAAAGCTAGTAGACTTCTTATTAATATTCCTAACTTAGATTATATTAATGGAATGTTTAACGGTTCTAATATTAATTTTGATCTAGTTGAGAATGACGATGAGAAGAAAACTAAGTATTGTCCATTGTTCTACAATAATACTAAATTACGATATATAACTAATAGTTTTAATAATCTTAATTATTCTACTGGTTCATTATTAAATGTATTTGGAGGACAAATTGAAGGTAAAACAGATAAATTCTCTAGTGTATTTTATGCTATTCAAGGAGCATTTAATGCTGCTAGCAATAGTACTATTGAATTCCCGATTCATAATTCTATGTTCCGTAGAATAAAAACTAGACTTAAATATATTACTGGTACATCTGCTACGAATGCAACTACTAATCCTTGTTTTACAGGATTTACTAAAACATTCCTTAAAGAAGATACGGAAGTATTTCCTTACGAAGTATTTAGCGGTTGTAGCGCATTAGTTGAAGCTCCGGGATTCTTTAGTAATATAAAATGTCCTACTGGAACTGTTATAGAACTACCTAAAGATATATTTAAAGATTGTGTTAATCTTACTAATATATCATATGAGTTTTATAACATGGAGAATGTGAAGTATTCCCTTACGGGGGAAGGTTTCAAGAACTGTAAGATAGTTAACGCTGCTTACTGTTTTGCAGAAACTAACGTTAAGTTTGCTAAGACAGGAATGATACCTTATAAGTTATTCTATCAAGAACAACTTGTTAGTTCTACTATTAAAGGATGGAAAGAAGCGGATGCTGCTACTGATAATATAACTCCTAATTTTGGTATTGATTCTGATGGAAATTGGATTCCCGATGAAGAACTTCCAACTGCTATGCCTAAAGAACGTTCTTATAGTATAGTGAGAACTACTCGTAGAAAGAGTATTACTAACATGGCTTACTGTTTACAATACTTTCAAGCTACTGATTCTGCTCCTTATACTATGAATTATGGTAGTTTAAAGTCTAATGATTATGGTGATTTACTTATACCTAATGAACAATATAATCCTGTTAAGTATATAGTGAATCCTAATTATAATCCTAATGAATTCATTGATGAAGAGCAAACTATTCCTAATCCTAGTAGAGATATTCGTCGTATTATAGATAATCCTAATTATAATAAGTATGAACTTATTTGGAATGTCTATGCTTATGATGGTCTTACAGGATTATACGATATGATTAGTAATTCAGAGTTATATGCTGCTGTTACTGCTGGTACTATTTCTGTTAGTCCAGATATTCCACAGGAGTTTAATGATCCTGCTGATGCGATTAGTGCTCCTGCGTCAGAAGCAACTAATCGTAAAATTATGAATTACTTCTGTCCGCCAGATTTATTCGCTAGTTGTAGTAATACTACGGGAGTTAATGTCGTAGGAGTATTCTATTATAGTGGAAGAAGTAATGGAGATCCTTCTTATGATTATATGAATTACGGTCTTCGTGGTCGTCCTTGTCCTTACTTGTTCAAGCCTATATCTAATGTACAAAACATATCTTATATGTTCTATATGATGCCGTTATTAGCTCCTTATAAGTGGAACAATACTACGACTAATGAAGAAGGTCTTGCTTATTCTACTGAGTTCTTTGCTAATATTCCTAAGTTAGTTACAATGAGTTATGCATTTGTATTTACTATTATTCCTAGTAAAGTAGTTATTGATCAATCTACATTTATTAATAATTTGAATTTACAGAATATAGATCATGCTTGGTTAGAATGTCAGTTCTTAGGAACTACTGCTGAAACACAAGTTCATGAGAATACTTTCTCTCGTAATACAAATCTTCGAGATATTAGTTATTGTTTTGCTTCTGCAACTAATAGTGAAGGATGGAGCGGTCGAAGTCCTAAGAAGATTAGTTCTAATCTATTTACTGCTAATAAGCATAAGAACATTACTAATTGTTCGGGAGTATTCTATGCTGCTACTGCTACTGTTGGTAGTGTTCCAGAGTTTTGGACTTGGCTTAATGCTCTATCGTCTAATAATAGAGCTAATGTATTTTATCGAATGGTTAAAGCTAATCTAACTAATGGAGCAAGTATTCCTGCTACTTGGAATAATGGTATGACTTAATTAATAATAGTTATGACATTAAAAATAAATTAGTATATTTGTGTGCTTCCCCCGTAAAGGAATGAACGGGTGGAAGTACTTATTATTAACTCTTTAAATAATATTGATATGGAAGGTAATTGTATTTATAATCGTGCTAATGCTGCGAACAGTCTACAAATTTCTATAATGGGTAATATTACAGGTGCTAACTTTAGTATTCCCGATGGTCGTGGTGGTAAAGAACCATTCTTGCTAAAGAACGTTACTGAAGAGAATATTACAGTTAGTGTTATTCTTTATGGTATGGAAGATCCTATTGAAACTATTGTATTTCCGGGTTGGAATGTTGAATTAGTTAAAGAAGTAGTAACTGCTGTTGAAGGTTTGCAATATGGGTATTAATATTAGTGGGCTTGGAATTGCTAATGCAATTGGTTTCAAGCCTAGAGTTGATGGTGGAAGACCTTTTCTTCCACCCAATATTCAATCGAGTTTAGTAAGTGTTATTTCTACTTATGGTAAGAAGAATACCGATAGTGATAGAGATACGCTTAAAGATTTAACTGGTAAAGGTAATGACTTTAAGTTATTCAACTTTAGTTTTTCAGAAGCTAGTGGATACGGAGAATATAAAACTGATTTTAATAAGAATTGGACATTAGAAATGGCTGCTATTACTGGTAATCAAATTGTTACTTTTAATAGAGGCGATTATAAAGCCGGAGTATTCTTTCTAAAGATTCCTACTTCTCTTAAAGTAAATATTGCTTCTTTTACAGTAGATGTTGATTTTAAATCTAGTAAAGAAGATGCCGCTCCTTATTATTATTATTGGGATACTACTGGTAAAAGAAATCAAATTATACTAGTTAAAGGTAAGAATGTTCTTCCTGTTAATTATGCTTCTAATTCAGCAGAAGGAAGTACTGGTAGTGGATTTCATGATAGTTTCTGTGATACGGTTACTATTAAACAAATTCCTGACTTTGAAGGCTGGCTATGTACAGACGGAGTAGACGATATAATCGAGTCCGTCAAGCCCATATCTGAGATGTTGGAGGGTAGCAATGAGATTACGGTGGTGAGTATTATTCATCAGATAAGCATTCCTGCCGGTAGAGACAGTGCTGTTACTAATAGTCTAGTATTTCCGGGTAGAACTAATTATTTTGCTAATTATTCCGGTGAATCTTCTGTTGGAAAAACCGGAATATATGGATATAGTAGTTCTTCTAAAGGCAATGCAATAATCAATAATGTATTAGGTGATAAAAAAGATTACAATGTTTATGGAGTCAACGGAACTATAGGAGACCGTTTTTATGTAATGTCCCCCAATGTTTTATCTCAAATCGCCTACGCAGGTGGCTTCATCGCCAACAAAGTCCTAACCACAGATGAAATTAATCAAGTTATTGCTTATTATAATCTTGATAGACCGGGCGAAATCATTAAACCTAGTATGCTTTATGACATTCGTAAACAAGGTATTACTAATATTAATCATGCAGAGTTTAATGATGAACTTATTGATTATATTAATGGTTATAATATTAAAATGTATAATATGCTATGGGATAAACAATCCGGCATTGGTAATTATCCTATTAGTTTTAAAGATTATACATATCTTCCCGCTAGAGGTACTGTTGAAATAAATAGAGATAGTTTTGTTATTACTTCTAATACTAGTACTGGTAATTTATTAGAAGTTAATACTAAAACTAAAGTTCTACCTGCTTATAAAGTAAAGATTGAAGGAACTTCTACTATTAAAGAAGGAAATCTTAAATGGAGAATAAATACTACTGCTGCTGTAATTACTTATATAGATATATTTGAAGATGGTATTTATGATATTCCTGCTGCTCCTCAAACTGAAGAAGCTGCTTATAGTGGTTGGTGTATAAGCAAGTATAATGAAACCGTTAATGTAAAAGTTACATTGCTTGCTATTGATGATATTACTGATGCTATTGTTCTTAATGGTATAGATAACTTTGGTAAAGTTATTGATGTTCCTATTTGGAAAGATTATACTATTTGTGCTTTACGTAAATGGTTATATACTGCTAGTGTTGATAATGGTATTGGAGTAGGAAGTTTAGTATCTAAATCTAAGGTTGGTCAAGATGGAGCTTTTATAGCAGAACAATCATTTCTACTTAATCCTAATAAAACTGCTGGTTATAATTTCGGTGCTGGCAATAGTTCATTACTTAATGATAAAATCAATGAGAAATCATTTGCTATACAAACTAAATATACATATGGTATTAATCGCCAAACTCTATCGGTTGGAAGTGGTCTTGATACTAATACTCTATGGTTTGGAACTGTTCGGGATAACGATACTAGATTCTCATACCTTGCTTTATGGAATCTTATGTTATTTCCTTATACTATGTCAAACTTCATTCTCGAACGTCAACTCAAGAAGTATAAGTTAGGTAGTCTTTATCCCGATAATAGTTTTCCATTTAGACCTGTTGTTACTGCTAATAGTAGTACTAAGTCAATTCAATATTTTGAAGTTGTTACTGGTAAACCTCTTGCCGTTGGTGACTATGTTGCTAAAGAACAACAAATCCAATTGAATATCATGCTTAATGATATAGACGAAGTAATCAAAGTAACTATTGATGGTAAAGAAGTTCCGTTATATAGTTATAATGATGGATACTATCGTTATAGATTTAATATTCATAATTCATATCCTAAGATAGATATTACTATTCAAGAATATGTTAAGTATGATGATATTGTTCAACCTTATCCTATAATCTTTGTATTACAAGATAAAGAAAGTGGTAAAGAATTAACTTACGGAAATTATGTTAAAGTTGGCGATATTATTAAAGTTAAATCTGTTATTTATTATAATCAAGATTTATGGAGTATTCACGGTTATCAGATAGGAAATGATCCTAAAACTTATTCTTATAATGAAATTATTAATAAAGATATCGTAGTAACTAAACCGTTATCTTTTAGTTGTAAAAAGAAATGGTTGTTATCTGCTGCTGAACCTTTGTTCGTTTACGATCCAGCAATCTTTACTAATAATGCTATTAAAACTCTTGGTTATCTTCCTGATATAAGTGGTCAAAATAGACATCTTAAACTTTATAATTTCTCTTATGAAGGAATGAGTGGTAAAGATGGATATCCTGTTGTATTCGGAAAGAATAAAACTTGGGAGAATATAAGACCCGAAAATGATAATTGGAAATATAGTCTTAGTTCAACTGGTATTACTATTTACAAAGCTCTTGATAGTACTCCTTTATTATATACAATAATTAGAGAATCAGGAGGAACTATTAAACCTATTTCAATTCCTAGTTTTAAAATTAATGTAAAGGGTTTACAAGATGGAGAAAGTATTAGATATCGTTATTTTTCTATTGATAATCCTTCAACTTATAGTAATATTATTATAACAAAAAATGGTAAACATGAACTTCCAGCTAGTATTCCTCTTCAATCAGATTCTACTATTTTAAATGTTTATATTGGTTTTCAAGTTATACTGAATAATAATGAAAGCGTAAAAGGACTTATTATTGAAATTCTTCCAGATTATAAAGATAGCCTTTATTTTAATGGAATTACTAATGCTGCTTCTGTTCTTAATCTCGATCATGGTGGCAAATGCTTAGTTACTAAGATTAATTATAAGTTCAATCAAGAAAGTATTTGTATTTACGATCAACGAAAGAATACTCTTGAAGAGAATAATAAGAAGTTTGCTTTACTTGCAACTCAATTAACAGACATTGCTTATGGTAGTAGATTAGAAGGAAATACTTATATTAATAATGTATTAAATAATTATGTTAGATCTTCTGAACTTGAAAATGTAGAACACGTTGCTACATTAGTATCTAGTGTTGTTGAAGATAGTAATACAAAAGCTCCTCTATTCGGTAGAGCTAATACTAATCAGAACTATGCTCAGTTTGCCATGTATAGAACTATTCTTCTTCCAGAAGTTCCTAATGCTGCTGATCGTGCTATACTTAATAAATGGTGTGGTCTTCCAACAGGTTATCTTCCGAAGCCCGAATATTATTGGGATGTTACTGGTAAATCAAATAGTGATACTGCGACTCGAAACACTATTAAGAATCTAGGTACTGCTAAACCTGTTGCGTCTACTTCTGATGAAGATGCTTATTCTTTAGAAAATAAGAATGTTGCTTACGAAGGTATGTCAGGTTATAATGGTTATCCTGTTGTGTTTGGTGCTAATAAAACTTGGGAAACTTATGCAACATATAATTTTACTGGCAATATAAATGGTAATAAATTACATATAACTCATATTGAACATGCAAATAATGGATTCTTATTTAGTTATGTAAAAAGAGAAGGACAAATACTTAACAAAAAAGAAATACCTTCTTTTAAAATTAAAATTAGTGGACTTGAAGGAGATAGTAAACTACTGTATTTATATTTAAAAACTGAAAATGCTACTGGTGGAAGTTCTTTAAGTGTAGGTAATGGTGTTCATGAATTGCCTAAATCATTTATTCCAACAGAATCCTTGCAAAGTAATATATGGGTAGGTTTTACAATATCTTCTGCTCAAGAAGGAGTATCTAATTTCGATTGTGATATAACATTAGAAATACTTCCAGATTATTATGGTCTTTGTCTTGATGGCATTACTAATTATATAGAATGTGCAAATATTCCTGCATTTACTGATTATACTTATATTCTAATGAGACAAATATTAAGTAATAATATTCCGAATTCTGTTACAATGCATAAAGGAATTGTTAAAGAATTAGCTGGTGCATTTACTGCTGATTACGTAATAAATAATGAAGGAGGAGTTATAAATGAGTTTGCTTTTCATTCATTCGGAGCTGTTAATGTTATACTTAGAAGTCAAGTAGCTAATAAAATTATTTGGGCAAATACTACTTCTGTTAATGGTATAGCTGTTAGGAGAGGAAGTAATACAGATGATGAAAGTATAACTATTGCAAAATTTGGAACTAATTATCGCAAGATGGTGTTCTATAAACTAATGTTATGGAGTAAATCAATTAATAATACTTATCATATTAATATGCTTCGTAATCTTATTAATAACAGTGGTATTATTGATCTTAACGATTCTATATTTGATCAAACTTCTAACGAGTAATATATTTATTGTGAAACAAATTAAATTAATTAAATTATGGTTTATGTAATTGTTACAGTTACGTGGTTAATAGGTCACGGATTACCTATTCTCGCACATCAGAGAAAAAGTAAAGATGGTTCTAAAGTTCTAATTGGTTATGAACAAATTGCTCCTGTTCTTACTCAAGCAGACGAAGAGAATCTAACTAAGTACTATTGGGATAGTCAAGAACTAACTGAAGTTCTTAATGGTGAAGAATGGAGTTGGGAAGAAGAAGGACAAGAAGTTCCGGTTGATACTAACTTTAATTCTTTTCTTACTATTGCAGCAGGAATTAGTTATGCTAAACTTCATATTAACGAATATAATTTCGATAATGCTAAAGCTCTTCAACTTAAAGAACTTTATCCTGCTTGGGAATCTTTCTTTGATAAGATTATTAAAGTAAATACTATTGTTAATTACGAAGGTAATCTTTATCGGTGTATTACTGAATCCTCCCCCGTAAGAGAAGGAGCTACACCAGTTGATTCTATTGAAAACTATGAGCTAATCGAATAAAACGATAACTCTAATAGTATGCACTTAAAAGGCTAGGTTAAAACAACTTAGCCTTTTATTTTGTTCACTACTCAACTATATTTTTACTAAGATTTAATCAGATTGTTAATTAGCGATAATGCTCGAATTATTTATAACTCTGTTTGTTTTAATGGTGTAATAGCTATTACAGATTCCCTTAATTTTAAAACTTAAACCTTATTGTTATGCAAGTAATTGAAAAAGTAAAAGTTGTTCCCGAAGGTTATAACGGAGCAGGAATGGACGGTTACGGTCGTCGTGATGTTAACGGTAAAGCAAATGCCGGTTTAACTCTTGGTATTATTGGTACTGCTCTTGGTGCTTGGGCATTGTTTGGAAACAATCGCCGTTCAACTGGTTTGTTAGGCGCAGCTGGTGGTGGCGGTATGCTAGGAGATTGTTCTACCAATATCAATGTTGTCGGTGCAGGAATTGGTGCAGGAACTGCTGCTCCTAGTGCTTTCCAAGCATGGGCTAAATCTTGTGAAGATACTCTTGCTTTGCAAGGTGGTCTTTATCAGTGGGCTTTAACTCAGCAGAATCAACGTTTCCAAGATCGTCAAGTTATCGACAGTATGATATTCGAGAGTGCTATCAGCTTTTGGTTCGATGATGTAGACTTCGGAGAAGATAAACTCTGGAAATACTTTAATGAATTAAAGTAATACAAGTTCTGTTATATTCCTAAAGAGAGATTACTAAATAATAGTAGTCTCTCTTTTCTTTTTAAAATAAAATCCTATATTTGCATCTGTAATATAAAACTTAATGCTTATGGGAATGTTTGTTAAAGTGTTGTTTGTAACTATAATAGCTATTACTATTATAGTGTTCGCATGGAAAGAGATTACTACTATTCTTCCTGTGAAAGTTGTATCTTATGTAAAGATAGCAGGTGTGCTATTAAGTGTTATCCTAGGTACTCTATTATTCTTATTGTAATATGGACTTCGGGAATATACTTAATGAAATTCTACGTACTACTGCTACTAGTTTCGATTTTGCATTTGTTATCTGTGTTAATGTATTAGCATATCTAGTAATTAAACTAGTTGACAAACTTAATGAAGATAAAGTAGTAAGTACTTGGAATAAAAGAGTGATAACTCTTGTATGTGCTGTATTAATGGGAATAATATACTTCTCATTAAAGTTAGGTGATGTTAAGGTAGTACTTAATTCTATTATTCTTAGCTTCGTATTTTGGAGCTGGATTATGAAGCCAATATTGGCGTTCTTCAATATAGACTATCGAAAGTTTATAGAACTTGAAGATAATGAACCTAATCAATATCCAAAGTAAGTACTATTAGTAAGATTAACAAGTGAGAGTCGACTAGAGATAGTCGGCTCTTTCAGTATACACGCTCCTTTATGGGGGAATAAAAAGTATGTCCCACCTTCCTACGCTTTCATAGAAGCTCACCATAGGACTTTAGTACCTTTCCTTAACTTACTATTATCCGACAGTATTGCGTGCCACCACGGGTCTTAAAATGCGTCACGTGTATAAAAATGTTTACAATGCGAACGCTTGTAAGCTAGATAGTAAGCTAGATAATAGTGTTGAATCAAAATTATTAATAAAAGTCTTGTTAATACCAATATAATAACTATATTTGTTATAATACTAATTCAAAAACAAAAAGTAATATGGCTTCATTAAATCAAATTGTATCTGAAATAGCTCATGCTATTCATCAGCCTAATAACTTTACTACGAGACAAACTATTCGTAGTGCGGTTATTCATACATTCAATGAACAGATAAGACAGACTTATGAGCGTCATGCTAATGTCGATAAGATATTAATGCAGAGATATAGGATAAGTCTTATTAATGTTCCTGACGGAGATATATTTCAAAGTCTTGTAAGTACGAAGTATAAAGTTAAAAGAAGCAAGACTAGAATACCTAGACCAGTTCGTCTTGATAATAATCTTCCTTTTGTTAGTGTTCGTACTGTTGGTTATGATAATATGGCTATTCCGTTTATTAAAGAAGCAAATGCTCAATTTTATAAAGCATTGCCAGGAATGTGTACTAGTCTAAGTTATGATTATATCAATGGTTATCTATATGTTAATAGCAATGGTAATCATTTAATTGAACCGCTAGGACATATTGTTATTGAATCGCCTTTTGAAATACCTAATGAAATACCTGTTGAAACAACAGAAAGAATTGAATCTAACTTCGATAATGATGATGAGTTTATCATTCCCGAAGATATGGTAGAACGAATCAAAGATGTAATCTATAAACGTAATCTACTTAATGTAGAGAGAGTAACTAATGAAGTCCCAGTTAAGGATGATATAAATAAACAACAAATAGAAGTATAATTATGGCTAGCGGTGAAAGATACGACCACAGAAATATGTATGCTAGTTTTATAAAGACAGCCGAAGAGGATTATGTTCTCGTGTCCGAAAAGATAGCTAGATACAAATCTTTATTATATAAAATCAAATATTCTATTGAACAGAATAGAAATGCTATTGAAGCTATATTTGATGTATGTGTCTATAACTATTGGGAATGGAATACTGACGAACTAGATGTTGATAGAAAGATGGAGACAGCAATAGATGCTAAGTTCGTTAAATTCGATTCTTCTAAACAATTAAGATACGGTAATATATATCGTAACTTAAAACAATACTTTAGAGTACTTCGTAAAATAAAAGAATATGAGATAAGACAGCAGAGAATTAAACATCGTAAGAACATTACTCGTCCTCAATACGAAGCCTATTGCAAGTTATTCTTTAGAGAAGTATCTAAAGAAGTTCTAAGAGGAAAAGTTTATAAGTTTGAAAAGAGACTTGGTTGTCTTATCATAGAAAGAGTTATAGTTAGAGATAGTTTTACCACTGCTGATGGAAAAGTTGTTAAGTTCAAAAAAGTAATTGACTATTATAAAACAGAACTAAACAAAAGAAATCTTCTTGCACAAGGACTTATTCCTTATAATAAGAAAGACCATGCGGCAGCCTTACTAAAAGGTGAAAAATACGAAGGAATTAAATATGTGGAGTATCTTGATAATCCTTATTATTGTAAGTTACTTATGATTGATGGTACAATTAAGAATAGACCATTATTTAAATTCTATGGAACAAATCTTCACATGAAACGTAGTAACGATGATATACTATCTGAATGTAAGACTGTTGAAGATATTATTAATGTCGATACTGATATTAATAATCGTCTTTCTTTAATTAATAAGTTTGACCCAAGTTACACTATAAAATATATTAGAAATAATGAACAAAGAGCTATCTTCCGTAGAAACTATTATCGCAAGACTTGATAATGATTTCAATATTATGAATAGTGATTATATACCTAGAGTGGGTGCTTGGTGTATAGATGCTATGAACGAAATGGGTATTCTTCAATATGAAGAAAAAGAAACTACTATTAATGTTGTTGATAGAGTTGCTTATTTCCCATGTTGTATGAATGCTTTTAAAGTTTATGTTGAGGGTTGCGAGATTTCCCCCTTAAAGAAAGGTAAATGTTCTTGCTCTTCCGGTACTACCGAGCATTTCGTTCAAGACAGAGAAAGAGCTAGAGAACGTGAAAGTAAGCGTACTGTTGAGATTGACCCCGAAGGTTACGAAGGAAAGAATTACGTGTATCTTCGGGATGCTAATGCAATCCAATTAAACTTTGATACTGATATTGTTACCGTATCCTATCTTACAGTTAAGACTGTATATAGTGATACGTTTCATTGTAATATACCCGTTATTCCTAATAACGGTAAACTTATTGAAGCACTTGAATGGTTCTGTATGTGGAAGCTACTAAGTAGAGGACTTAAACATCAAGTCTATTCTCTACAAGGTGCTATGCCAGTTAATCCATATTTATTATGGAGAGATTCTCGTGACAGAGCTAGAGCTTCTGTTATTAATGAAAATCAAGATGCTAATGCCTATAAAGGTTGGGCGTCGTTCTTTTATAATTCAACATTTAGACCTAGAGACTAATGGAAATAGTTAAAGAACTTAATAAAGATGGAGGTTACGAATCTATTAAAAATGGTTCAATGACCCATGCTGTTAATGCTATGGTTTCTCGTGATGGTAATTCTATTCAGAATGAACAATCTATTGAGACAATCATAACATTAGAAGAAAACGAAGAGATAGTCGGAGTTATCTCTTGTTCTGATGAAATAGTTATATTTACTAATAATAATAAGATTAGAAGATATAAAGAATCTACTAAAGATATTACCGAAGTTATTACTAATTGGAATTATCAAGGAGGTAAAGTTATAGGTACTTATACTTATAATGTAAATAATGAATTAATTGTTGCTATTACTGAACTTAATTCTAATGAAGATGTTCCTTTAAAAATAATCAATCTTAATAAACCTAATTATTTAGAAGGAGGAAATGATATAAAATATACATTAGTTCCTAATATACCTAAAGCAAATATTAATAACTGGAAACTTGTATCAGGAAGTTCTATATATAAAGGTATATATAATTTCTTTATAAGATATAAGCAAGGAAGTGATTATACTGGTTGGTTTCCAATAGGAGTTTCTGTATTAGTATATGATTTTGATAACGAAAGCGTTGTTGAAGATAGTAGTTTCGGCTATGACGATAGTAGTGGTAACCTTCCAGTTAATTATAAGATAGGAAACTTCGTATTTAAAGAAAGAACAAATTTAAGTACTGAAAAAGTTAATCTAAATATTGAGTTAGGATTACAAATAGATAATTCAGGTCTTAATTATACAGCTTATCAAATAGGCTACATAATCAATACTCAAAAAGGAGATACTAAAGTATATAATACTTCTGATATAAATATAGGAACTAGTAGAATAACAATAGACGATGTTTATAATGAATCATTTAGTCTTGACGATATTACTAGTTCTTTCTTTAATTTGTATAATGTAAAAACTATATGTAACTATAATAATAGATTATATGTGGCAAATTACAAAGAAGAAAATATTAATAGTCTTGTAAGTTCTATTGATACTAGTAATATACAAGTTAGAATTAAAGATTTCAGAGGTAATAACGCTATTAAAGTTTCTGCTAAAACAAGAAGTGTTGGTTCTTCAATAATTAATAATCCTAGAACCTTTGATATTGGTAGAGGTTATGTAGTTACTATTAAAGGACGTGCTTACGGAGATGGTAATGAATATAAAGAAGTTACTAGAAAGTTCTTTCTTACTCGTATTGGTAAGAATAGTTATGGTACTAAATGTCTAATGATTGCATCACAAGACTTTATTAGAGCTTTCTATAAAGATAGTAATTATGATAGTCACTCTACTCCGTTCTATGTTTCTTATCAAGATGCTAATAATCTATATGAACCAGCAGTTTCCGTAGTTATTAAACCTGATGATAAGAATTGGTATATATTAGAATTTAGTAGAGGATATAACCCAGCAGATGTATATCCTAATAAATATTCTTTTATATTGTCTTTAGGGTTCGTAAGCTATCCTTATGTAAGATATGGACGTACTAACGATTTCTTTACTAGTACTCCTTATACTGCTCCTGATATTCAAAGAGATTTTAATAACGATTTCAAAGTAGTATCTATTGAAGAATTTGATTTAAATACGGATACTAGAGAAATTGTTGAACCTATGTGGTTCTATTTAGGAGATGTTACTATTGGAGAAAATACTTATAAATTAAAGTATGACCATTATAATTCTATTGACTATTATTATTATAGATATGATATGTCTAGTGGTAGTCCAGTAGAAGTTGGTGTAAGGTTAAGAAAATCTTTTCAAACTGCTTATGTAGATTATCCTGAAGTAATGCAGGAAATTCGTACTAAGTTTCCTAATTCACAAATAGTTCTTATTACAGAATATGAAACTGTTAATCCTAGTGGTGGTAATGCTGATGAACTTGCTAAATTTAGAGATGAGAGTGTTGATGAAAATATAAGAATAGCTTATGATGTATCTAAACATAAATTTATTTTTTCAATTAAAGAAACTAATATAAGAGATGATTATTATAAACGTGAATCAGATGCTGTATTAATAACCAATGCTGATGGAGAAACTACTAGATATACAGTAAATGAAATATTTCCTAATATATCTGTTACTTTCAATAATGAAGATAAATCTACTCAAGATTTAATTAATGAAATCGAAGGTATTCATGAAACTGTATATCGTTGGAAAGAAGATAGAGAACCAACAGAAGAAGATTTTAATATTAATGAAACTTATACTGTTGATTTCTATGATATAAGTAGTTTATCAGGAGATAAAGGTTCTACTAAAAGTTTTACTGATTTAAAAGCATATCCAGTTGGTTATATTAAAGAAACAGTAGAAGAAGGTAATCAAACTATAATAACTGCTGAAAAAGAATTTATGATAGTTATACCTTTTATTGATTATCTTAAAACAGTTTCTGATTACGATTATGGCGGACATGAAAGATATCGCATATATGATGGAGTAAGTGTTGAGAGTACATTAGCATTTGAAGGAATAGTAAAAGACTTATATATCTGTTTCCAAAAGGATACTAAGTTCAATATGGACGGTGTAAGTAATTATAGTGCTTTACTTCTCGATATTCCTACTTTTGGTAGAAGTGACGCTTTAGCAATAAGTGAAGGAGGTGTTCGTTCTACTGGTAATGAGTTCTTTGCATTAGGTAGTAATAATCGATATAAAGAACTTCGTGTTGATGGTCCAGCCGGAGGTTATCTTAGTTATGCTTTTGGTTTTGCTTCTCCTAAGATATTAGGTAGTAAAACTAAACCTGAAGATACAGAGTTCTATGGAAATATTTATAAGTACGCTATCAACTATTGTGTATATAACTTTTTTATTCATTATGTATTTCCTAATGGTAATATAACTGATGGTATTCGTATTTCTAATAATATGACTTATTCAGAAACTATTAGTCTAGGTACTGCTAGTGAAGGTAGTATCCCATTAACTATGGACATTAATGAAGATACTTTAATATCAGATATTAAAACTAAGTTTGATTCTTATAAAAGTCAGTATGGAAATATAAATACTACTAATGCTCATGAAGTAGTTAATATATTTGATGCTATAAGTAATGTTAGATTCTGTAATATATTTCCTAAATATAATGATAGTGGTATCTCTCTTTATAAGAACAATAAGGGAGATAAAATGTTTAGAGGAACTAAGATTTCTGATAGTACTTATGTTCAACCAATAGAGTTCTTATTTGATAATATACCAATGAAAGAAGATTTCGTAGGATATTTTATATCTTATGAAAAGACAGAACCTATATTAGTAAGTCAAGGAGTTCCTGTACGTAGAGATGATGATTTTAATACTGCTTTTAATGAACAGGTTGATAATATTCGTTTCTATTATCCTGAATTTAATATATTAAAGAAAGCTGGAGCAGGTAATATATTTATTACTCAATCTAGGTATACTATGGGTAATGCTCAAAGAGGTCCAATGTTTACTGACTTTTATAATAGTGATGATGTTTACGATATGTCTACTCCTGATGATGAATTTGGAGACATTAGAGCTGTTAAAAGTTCTAAGATTATAATGGCAGATAGTAGAGATGACAATAATGCTGGAAGAGAAGCTGTTGTTAATTTAGTATTAAACAAATCATTAAAATTAGGACTATATATAGGAAGTGGCAGAGGTTATGTAAAAGGTATTCTTCTTAATATAAGTGATAACTTATATATGTCAGAGAATAAAAGTCTTATTCCTCTAGGTTATATTAAATATGTTAATCCAAAAGGAGATATTTATAATTATGGATATGAACAATATTATTATAATTATAACTATTATTTCATGACTAGTTCTGTATATGCCTTTAATCGTAATGGTGTATATTATGATGCTAATGACCCAATAGCTAAAAAAGCTACTGATAATAGTAATCTTTATCCTAAATTTCCTAGAGTACGTTATGATAGTCAAAGAGTTGGTAATACTCCTATAAGTAGAATAAAGATTGATGTTTTCTCTTTATATCCATTATTTACTAAAACAATTAAAACTGCTCCTGACGAAAGATATTATACTATTAGTACTGATGATAATTCTTTTGTTCAGAATGTTCGCATGATTCACATGTTACCTAGTACTATTAATGATACATTTGAAATAAGTACTATGTATCTTGATTATGCAGGTAAGAAGTTTATTAATTATAATGAATTACTATATACTAACTTTATTACAGAATATAGACAAACTATTCGTAGAAGCGATGTTATTAGTGATGAATCAGTAGAAAATAAATGGCGTATATTTAGACCTAATGCCTATAAGATAATTAGTGAAAACAAAGGAGACATTATTAATGTTATTGGTATAGGTACTTATCTTATTGCTCATTGTGAACATTCAATGTTTATCTTTAATAGAGATAATACTCTTTATACTAAAGATAAAGATGTGCAAATGTTAATGCCTGATGCTTTTGATATAGATTATCAAGAAGTATTTACTAGTGAAAAAGGTTATGGTGGTCTACAAGATTTTGAAGCTTATGTATGTAATGAAGCAGGTTATATATTCTTAGATAGAAGTAAGAAACGATTATATAGATTTGATGAAAAGAATCTGAATGATTTAGGCGATGGAGTACAATCTATATTAGACGAATATCTTACTAGTGATACAAAGATATTAATGGGAATGGATAAAGAGAATAACCGATTAATCTGCTCCTTTATGGGGGAAGTTTCAGATTTCACCATTAGTTATAATTTTGTTACTAATACTTGGATTAGTATTCATACTTATTTATGTCGAGGATTTTATAATACGAAAACTAATTTGTATATTAGTTCCTTCAATAAGAAAAACATTATAGGTAAAATAGGATTTGTAAAACCGTCTAGTTATCTTAGATATACAGATTTCGAGATACCTGCCAATAAGAATCCGTTCTATGTAGGAGAGAATAATAATACTATGGTAGTAGATGTATTGTTCAATCTTGAATACGATACTATTAAAGTACTCAACTACATTAGTTATGACTTATATAAAGCAAATGATATTAATTTTGCTGGTAATAAGATATTGTTATTTAGTAACACTTCTATTAGTAGATTAGAAGATATTACTGTAAATGAACGTAATACTTTTGATGCTGTTAAGCCTTATTACGAACATGGTAAATGGAACTATAATTACTTCCGTAGTGTTCTTAACGAAGTTGTTACTAATTATCCAATAGATAGACTTACTGGTAAACTCAATGTCGATGTTAATAAGAAGTATGAACCATTTAAATCTAATCTTATTAATGGTAAATATTTAGGTGTACGATTTGTAATTAATGATGGTACAGCTAAAATAGAGATTAAGAAGATTGAATGTTATGTTAATAAATACAGAGAATAATGAAACGTATTAATGAACAAAGACCTAAAGCATTTATAGGTGCTGCGATTTCTGTTGGTACTAGTATTGTTAGTGGTATCATAGGTAATCGTAAGAAAAAGAAAGCTGAACAAGCTGAAAGGCTTAGACAAGAACGGCTTCAAAATCTACAAGACCATCAGGCTTTAGCTAGTGCTCAAAATGAGAGTATGATGTCAGAGGAAGATAGAACACAGTTTTTAAGCCAGTATTTATCTAAAGGAGGGGGAGTGAAAACTTCCCCCCGTAAAGGGGTGAAAGCTCGTATTGTCGAAGGCGGTACGGCTATTCCTATTAAGAAAGATTCATTCCTTCTTAAAGGACGTAAACACAATACTGGCGGCATTGTTATTGATGCTGGTAAAACTGGTATTGAAGCAGAAGGTGGAGAAGTAGTACAAGTTACTCCTAAACAACTTAAAGTGTTTAGTGCTCAACCTATTCTTAATGGTAATAGTCCTGCTGAACTAGTTCAAAAAGGTGTAGAACCTTCTAAAGTATTTAATGCTCAAGAATCATTTAAGGATAAAAATGGTCTTAATGATGATGGTACTAAAAAGAAAAGAAATATGAGAACAATAACTGGTAAGAAAAAACTAGGTGGTCTTTCTCGTAGTAAAGATTATGGTTCTGATAAGAAACCGTATCCTAGTGTTAAGTCTAAAGATTTTGCAGGAGGTGGACGTAGTTATCCTATTCCTACTAAAGCTGATGCTCGTGACGCTCTTAGATTAGCTGGACTTCATGGTCGTTCTGATGTGAGAGCTAAGGTATATAAGAAATATCCTGAATTAAAGAAATCAACTCTTGGTTCTAAGACAAAACTATTAAAAGATAATTATAATAACTTTGGTTTAGAAAAGGATTATAGTAATAGTTTTGCTCCTAATGCTTTAACTAAAGCTAATATGAATTCTTTTAAAACTAATAGTATAGTTCCAACTAAACCTGTTGGAGCTTCTATTAGTTCTAGTACTAGTCCTTTATCTAAATCAGGAAGTTTTAAGAACTTTATGAGTGGAATTGGAGGAGAAGCAATTAGTGCAGGAATAGGAGCTTTAGGAAATATTATTAGTGGGGTTACTAATAAGAACAGTATTAATAATATTCAAGCTCCTACTAGACCTAGAACTGTTGTTCCTGCAAGAATGAGAACTACTTATAACATAAATCCTCAATTAGCAGAAAGTAGAGATTCTGAAAGAAATATTGCTAGACTTATTGATTCTAATACTTCTAGTTCTTCGGGAAAGATTGCTCGTGTTCAATCTCTTGCTAATCGAGGAGTTCTTGAACGTAATAAATTAAAAGGTATGAAAGAGAATGTTGAAACAGACCTTCTTAATCGTTCGGCTCTTAATCGTCAAGGAGTAGAAGCTGCGAATAATCAAGTGTTAAACGCTTATGATAATGCGGTTACTCAAACAGAAAACGAAAAGATTAAAGCAAGAGCTAATAATCGTACTAATGTTATTGAAGGACTTACTAGTGCGATTAGAGATTATCAATTAGGTGTTGATAAGAGACGTTCAGAAGAAAATGCTACTGCTGCTATGATGTCTGCTAATCCTGAACAAATGGAATTATTCTTAAAATTAATGAATAAGAATAAGGGTAGACTAAGTAATATACGAAGTACTTTATTCAAATGTGGCGGTAAGAAAAAGATTGCTTAATTATAAATACTATAACTATGCCGATAGATATTAAGACAGCAGGTTATCAAAAGAGGGAGCGGGTTGCCGCTCCTTTAGATGTTTACAATAGTACGTTAAATACTCTACAACAGAAACATGATACTGCTATTGAAACTAGTAATCAGATTAAAACATTTCTTGCTAATAAGCAATTAAACGAAGCTGAAAATGAGTGGCTCGATAAATATTCGAGAGATGTTAATGCTCAAATAGAAGCAAGTGCTCAAGAAGGTAGTTATGCTACTGCTTTAACTACTGCAAGAAGATTAGCCGGAGAAGTTGCTAGTAATCCAGGACTTATTGGACGTGAACGTTATCAACAGGAATTTAAGAAGTTCCAAGATGAAGTTACTAATAGTAATGCTTATGATGGAGATGTTAAAGCATACGCATTAGAACAGAATAAATATAATTATCAAGACCAACTAGATGAAACTGGTAAAGTAATAGGTGGTAGCCAATTTCAACCTAATTATCGTCCTGTTGAACAAGTTGATTATAATGCTCTATATCAAAAAGTATTATCTACTGTTGGTGTTGATTCTAGTTCTGGCGAACAACTAGTATGGGGAGATGCAGAAGGCAATCTTAAAGACGGTCAAGGTAATATTGCTGCTGGTGATGTTCCTTATCTTAAAACAGCTAGTGGTATTCAACAACTATCAGCAGATAAGATTCGTGCTGCATTTGAATCTGCTTTAAATGAAACTCCGGGTGCTCGTGCTTCTCTAGAACAAGACTATAAAGTAAATGTTTGGAAAGCTAATAAGGGAAATAAGAATAATCTTGTTACTAAGCCTGACGGAACTATTATGTCACAGAGAGAATTTGAAGAGAACCTATTTGCTCCTAGATATGCTGCTTCTGCTTATCGTAGAGTTGAAAGTAGAATTAATCCTGAATTAGGATTTAATCTATTAGCTGCTGCTCGTAAAAATTCTGCTAAACCTAAGACTGGTAAAGAACCTGATTTACTTCCTTCTTTAGCTACTATTGGTGGTAAAGAAAAAGTAGAACCTGATACTCCTGCTAAAGTACAATCTCAATTAAATACTCTTAATGGTCAATTATCTAATATGTTTTCTTCTTATGGAATATCTAAATCTCTTCCTTTAGATGAGGCATATAGTAAACTACGTTCAGGTATTGCTAATAATGTTACTTTATCTGATGCTGCTAAGAAACAATTATTAGATGAAGCTAATACTTATTATAGAGGAATAGCTAATGCTAATAATCGTTTAGATGCAATGAAAGGACATCTTACACAAGAAGAACAATATGCTTCAGAGTTCTTAGGTAAGAGATTAAGTAACGGAGATATGGCAGATACTAATAATCCTATGCAACTAGAATATGCTAATAGAATGAATAAGTTATTTACTGATTCTAAAGGCAATAGCTTCGATACAGTTTTAGTAAATCCTCTTAACGATAGTAGCAAAGCTGCTATTATATCTAAACTTAGAACAGATATGGGACTAACTAGTAAAGATGTGTCATTTAGTAAAATAGGAGATAAAGAATATATTCGTATTAGTAAAGACGCTTATACTCGTTTAGCTCCTGAAATAGCAGATGTTCTTAAACTTAGTCCCGTAGGATTTACTACTGGTAATAATGCTCCTGAAAAATTTACTAGAAACGATGAAGTTTTCTATGGAAATAAAGTATATGGTAGTTTAACTACTATGGGTATTGCAGGTTTTAGAGCAATAGGACGAGGTGAAATAACTACTGCTAAGAGTACTAAAGATTCTCCTGCTTACGTATATGAAAAAGCTGCACAAATGTCTAATGCTGCAACTAAACGTATATCTAAATCATTACCACCTAGTTATGTTGATGTTAATGTATTTGATTTACCTCCTCATATAGTTGCTACTGGTCAAGGATTTGAAGATGACCAATTAAAGAACTACAATGAAAGAGTAATGAATATGATTAGTATTGCTAATCCTGGAAGTATTGTTATTAAGAAACGTAATGCCGAAGGAGTTCTTGAACCTGTTGAAGATAGTAGAGAACGTGATGCTATTATGCAAACTATTCAAGCACAAGTTAAAAAGAAAAACATTAATAATGGCTGGTGCTCATCCTCTTCTACGGGGGAATACGGAGTATTCTTAAATATTCCTTATACTCCTAAGACTGGAAAGAATAGTGCTAAGAATCCTGATTCTGAAATGGAAGAGAGAATACAAAATGCAGTAGCTGGAGATTACATGATTACAGGTGCTATCATTAATGATGAAATAGAAAGATTCAAATCTCTACCTGCTGTTAAAGCAATGGACACTCTTAATTCTATTAAGTATAATAACGCACTTAAAAGAAATTATCGTTTATCTGATGCTGAATTTGGAGATGGAACATATTCTGCTGTTACCGATGGTGGTAGTTTTTATCAGATATTAGACGCTAATGATGAACCGGTAATTAAGATTACAGAAGGTGAGTTATTTCAACGTATGTTTCAGAATAATCAAGCTAATGCTATTCTTGCTCCTGTTAAAGAGGATATAAATCTTATTAGTGCAAGAAATGGTTCTATTGCAAATTCCCCCATAGAGGAGCAGCAAGTTATTGCTCGTCCTCTTATGCAGAAAGCTATGATTATGGCAGGTGCTACTGGTAATCTTAGAGAACTAGATATTGATACTAAGAGACAAGTATTCCAGTTCTTTAATAGAATGTATTCAGGACTTACTGGTGAATCCCCTAGTCAAGTGATACTTAATCAAATGAACGATTTAATGAACTAAGTTATGCCAAATATATTTGATGATATATCAGTAGAAAAAGCTCCACTAGACAGTGGGGCTAATTCTGTTAATATGGCTAAAGAAGCTCCTACTGTTACTAAATACAAACCTGATGTAGCTGCACAAGGCGACTTCATGTTTCGTAATCTTAGTGGTAAAGAAGTCTTTACTGGAACAGAGGAAGATTATCATTCTTTAGCTAAGTATGGTGCTGAACCTAATCGTTATCAAAGTAGAGAAGAATTAGAAACTCTTCGTGCTAAGAATCAATCGGCTTGGAAACAAGCAGGTAACGCATTAGGTCAAACTATTGGAACAGTTATAGGAGATACTGTTGGTGGTATTGGTATGTTAGTAGATTTAGCTACTGCTGGATTATGGGACGATAAACCATTTAGTAATCCTATTACTAGAGCAGGCGATGCTATATCTGATTATGTTCGTGATGATTTATTTCCTATATATCGTGAGAATCCTGATAAAGCATTTGATATGAATGATTTTTCAGGTTGGTTCTTTAGTCAAGTTCCAAGTATTGCTAGTTCTCTATCTTTAATGATTCCTGGTACTTTATTAACTAAAGGAGTTGGAGCTGTTGGTAAAGGTGTTGCAGCATTAGGACGTAATAGTTCTAAAGTAAGTCGTGCAATGAATTGGGCTAAGAAAGCTACTAAATTAGATAATGTGTATCGTGCTAATAAGTTAAAACTTATCGCTAAAGATGGTATTACTGCTATTGGTATGCGTCTTGGTGAGAACTATCAAGAAGCTCGTGGAGTTGCGGAACAAATAGAAGGAGAAGCATTGTCGTTATTTACAGGAATGTCTGATGAAGAATTTCAAACTTGGTTAGATAATAATCCTGATATTGCTAATGAAGCTAAAGAAAGAACTAAAGAAGAAGCCGCTCTTATAGTTGCAGATAAAGCAGCTATGCGAAACTTTGGATATAATGCAGGTAATGTGTTCTTTGATTATATGCAATTACGTGCAGTTAATAAAGCATTAGGTCAAGTTAATCGTGCTATTACTCCTCGTATTCGTTATTCACAGAATCAAGCTCTCGATAGAATAGCTTCTACCGGTATGGAATCTGCTAGCCAAACATTAGGTCAAGCAGCAAAAGGAACGATTAAAGATTTTGCAGGTAAGATAAATAGATTTATTAATTCTAGTGAGAATCTTCTATTATCTGAATTATCCGAAGGTGTCGAAGAAGCTATTAACTTTGTAGGTCAAGAAGAAGGTACTTTATACGGTCGTTATTTGTTAGGTCAAGCTGAACAATATAATGGTGCTGTATCTATGGATAGAATAGAGAAGTATTTACAGAATCCTCAATTATATAATTCTGCATTATGGGGAGTTATTGGAGGTATTACTTTCGGTGGTACTATGTCAGCTATTAATAATCGTAAAGGTGGTAATGTAGAAGAGAAACAACGTATTGCTGAAATCAATGGTCGTGAGCAAGTATTCAATGAATATGCTCGTCAGATGAAGATTATCGAAAATGGTGAGAATCCGTTTCAGATAGAACGTGATGCTAAAGGTAATCCTATCACTTATCTTGATGATGGAACTATTAGTCAAGACCCAACAATAGGTACTACTCGTTATAGTAAAGTTAGTCCCGAAGAACAAGAAGATTTACGTGCTGCTGCTAAAGAGAAGTTCACAACTACTCTTACTTTAAATGCTATTCGTTCCGGTAACTATGAGTTACTCGAAGATTATATTGAAGACCCTAGACTAAAGAAAAAGCTAGTAGATGCAGGTCTTGCTGATGAAGCAGAATATGATAGAGATACTCAATCTATAAAGAAAACTATGCGTACTGTTCTTAATAGATATGTTAACTATTCTAGTGCATTGCGTAGTGCTAATATAGATGATGCTCTATTAGATGTAGCTATATCAGAAAATATAGTTAATGCACAAGAAGCTGACTTACTAAATAAACGAATAGAAAGACTTAATACTATTCAATCTCAATTAGAGAATACTATTCCTGCTATTAATGAGATTCTTGACCCAATGGCTAAGAACCGTATGCAGTTAGGTATATTAGAGCAGTATCGTCGCGAAGTAATGTCTACTTATAATAGTCTAAAGAATAGTAATAATCCTTTGGATAAAGCACAAGCTAGTCAATACTTAGATATATCTAAGATAATAGAATCTAAAGTTAATGACTTACGTAGAGGTTTAAGTCCTATGGAAAGTTTATTCTTAGATAATGTTCGTAGTGTAGAAAATATAGCTCTTGGAATAGAAGGTAGTCAAGAACAAAATGCGCTTATTAAGAAACAGATAGAAGAATTAGATGAAAATGATGTAGCTCTGTTTAAACAAGCAGGTAAAGACTTTAATCTAGGAAGTTTATCTGAACAAGTTCGTGCTATTAATTCAGAGTACATGGATAATATGGGACAGATACTTCTCGATGAAATTCGTAGAGATAACTATCGTTCTAATATTATTACTACTAATGAACAAGCTAAAGAGTTTGAAGATACTCGTAAGAAAGAGTACGAAGAAGCGGCTAAGAAGTTAGTTAAGTCTGCAAAAAAGAATCTTAATGATTTCGTTAATGTAGCTACCGAAGAAGAACTTGCTAAGTTAGATAAAGCACTAGATAATGCGTTTACAGAAGAAGAATCTCAAGATACTAGTAATAAGAGTTTATCTAATGCTGTTAGTATTCTATCTAATTCAGAGAATGGTAAGAAAGATATAGCATCTTTAAGAGAAGCTATTACTAAGAGAAGAAATAGTCTTGCTGCACAAAGTCAGACACAGCAACAGAATGGGAATAATCAGCAACAAGACCCCTCTATGGGGGAAGCGAGGAGCGAAGCGACGAGGCAAGAAGAACTAGAGGTTAAGCCTATTCCAAAACCTAAACCAAAGACTGCTAAAGAGAAGAAGTTAAAAGAGACATTAGATAAAGTAGTATCTAAAGCTAGTTCAGGTGTTATAAATAAAGCTAATATTAATAACTTAGAATTTACAATAGTAAAGCCTTTTGCTAGTTTAGGAGATGTTAGTAGAAAACCAGTTAAAGTAAGTGCAATAGATGTACGTGTTAGTAAATTTGGCAATGTTAGTATTGATGGAATGGATGCTAAAGGTAATATTATTGCTGATGTTACTATCGATGAACTAAATGCCGCTATTGCTATCGGAGATGTTACTTACGTAGATACTAGTAAATCTGATGAATCTGCTCCTGCTGATACTAACGTTCTTGAATCATCTATATCTGATAATGACTTAGAAGGTCAACGCCAACGTATAGAAGAGATAAATTTAATTATAGATTTATATAATCAAATACAAGGTAATCAGATAGAAGGTAAGACATTTACTAGTCTTAATGATATGATGGTTTATCTACAACAGTTAAATCCTAGAGCTGTTAGTTTGTATAATGATATTAAGATTCTAGCTAATCGTCAAATAGTAGATGGTAAGATAGTTAATGTTGATGAAGAGATTAAAACTCCTTCTGATATTATACAAGAAGCAAGTAAGACTTTAGATAAAGCTGTTGCAGAGAATAAACAGAATACTAAAGATAATGGTTACTTCTTTAATTTAGTTAATTTAAATGATAGTAAGGTTTACTCTCGTATCGGTCAGTTGAAGACTAATGATACAGTAAATGTAGAACTAGATGAAAACGGTAATCTTATTGTTAAGTCTCGTGGAATTAAAATAGGTGAGTTTCCTAAGATTGGTTATAATAACGGTAATGTAGAAGTTATGAATCAAGGTTGGAGATATACTGTTAGAAACGATAGTATAGATTTCATAACTCAACTTCAATCTATTATTGCTAGTGAAGAACCTAGTGCTAAAGAATTTGTACAACTGCTTAATAATATACGTCGTTTGTATCGTGTTCGTAATAATCCTGAAGTTGAAGGAACATTCGGACATCAGCTTAATGCTCTACAAGAGAATGGTCACTGGCAGAATTTAACTAGTTTATTCGGTGATACTCAAACTAATCTATTAGATAGGATTAAACATCTTAATAATATCATATTCTTTAATAACGCTCTTAATGTTAATCAGTCTAACTTTAGTACCATTGTTAATGAATCGTTGACTAATTGGATGAATAAACTCAAGAAGTCTTATACTGACATTAATAACTTAAAGTCCTCTATTAGTAATACTAAGTCTAAGAAGAAACGTCTAGTTGTTGGTCGTACAAGTTCAGGTAGTGTTATTTATGCTAGAGATAAACAAGGTAATCCTATATATCGTAAGTTTGGAGATGTAGCTACTAGTGAAGCTACTGACGGTTATCGTCTAGTAGTAGGAGTTGACGGAGGAGTTGCTGATATTAAATCTAATAGTATTATTGCCGCTAGTCGTATTCCTAGAGGTGTGGTTGGTATGACTATTAAAGATTCAGAAGGTAGACTTATCGCTGTTACTAGTCGTGAGAATACTATGAGTAATAGTGAAACAGAAGCTACTGAATATACTAAAAGGTTTAACGAAGGATTAGATAAATTATTCCATTCATTAGTAGATGCTACTCTACAAGGAAATACTGATTTACATCAACAACTATTAGATGAAATATCTAAATATGTAGGTAAGCAAAAAGCTCTTTATGGTTATGAAGTTGTAGGTCGTGCATTTCGTCCTCTTAATAAGATTGGAGCTACTATTTACTTTAATGTTGCTGATAGAAATGTAGCATTTGCTATACCGGGTGAAACTAAACCTAGAAGACTTATGGCTCGTATGCCTAATGGTTTTGTTCCTACTAATAATCATGGTAACTTTAGTACTATGATGGAAGGAGTATATGCTACACTTACTCGTAATGTTATTAATTCAGCTATTCGTGGTGAATCTAATTTATTTAGAATGGTAGACGGTAAACTACAAGCTAAGATACCTAATATACTTCAAGATGAATGGATGGATACAGGTTATAGTAGTTATGAAGAGTTTGTAGCTAAAGACGGAGTACTAGTTACTGACTTGGGCAATGTTACTGATAGTAAAGGTAATATCATTAGTAACTTTAATTATGTAGGAGATGTATATAATCGTAATATTACTCTTATGAATCCTAGTCGTAGTGCTGGTCGTACTAACGCGACTGACGCCGCTGTTTCCCCCATAGAGGAGCAACAAGTTGTATCTCCTGTTGCTACACCAAACCCACTTGCTAGTCAAGATAGCACTCCTCAAGTAGGTACTCTTATGGAAGTTGCACAAGCTAATACTACTAATCCTAATCTATTATCTGTTATTTCGGCATTAGAATCTGCTGGCATTGCTCTTAATCCTGATATTGAAATAGTAGGTGAAAAAGGTAGATTTGCAGGAATAGTTGCTGGTGGTAATACTATTACTCTTACTAATAGATTCGATACTCTTGAACCTGAACGTAGAGTACTTACTCTTATACATGAGGGAGTTCATTATCTACTTAATGATGAACGTGCTAATATAGAACAATCATTTGGTGACCTGTATGATAAGTTTAGTAGTTTTATTAATCAGGATTCTGCTCTAGTAGAAGAATACGGAAAGTTCTTAAATAGTGATAAACCTAGAAGCGTAGCTATTGAAGAGTTTGTAGTTGAAGCTATTACTAATCGTACATTTGCTAGATTACTTGCTAGGATTAAATATGATTCTAATACTAAAACTGAATCTAATAATCTATTTACTAAGATTGTTGATGCTTTAGTAGAGATTATAGGTAAAGTTGGTAATATAGATAATACATTACTTGGTGAAGTTCGTAATCGTTTATCTATTATTGGACTAGAAACATCTGATACAGCTAGTACTACAAGTACTGTTCACGATGATGTATTCGACAGGGCAGAAGAAGATACAGGCGTTCCTACTGATGATGTTTTTGATATTCCTGATATAGACCTAGATTTAGATAGTGCTATAAGTGATAACTATCGACAAGTCGATAACTTCGATAGCTTAGTGGAAGGTTTAAGTAGTCGTCAAAAGGCTATTGTGAGCCATTTGTTTGACACTGGTGAGCTTAGTTTCGTATGTAATTAACTAAGATAAGCCTAGAGACGAAAGTCCCATAGAAAGCCTAAGAATGAGCCATTCTAAAGCCGCCTACGGGACTTTTCTGTTTTCCCTATCTTACTATCGAGACGCTATATAAAATGCGAATTTCGGCAGAATTTTGCGGTCTATGGGCGTTCGGTAGCCTTCGGAACGTGTGGTTTCAGACTATTTGATAAATATATTTGATAGTGTTGATAATAATACTATCTTTGATACTGTTAGTAATTACTTAATTAATAATATAAAGTATATGAGTTGTACTCCTAGTAATCCTAAATTAGATAAGCTATTAGAGCTTACTAATAATGATGTTAGAAAGTCTACCGAATATCTTGCTACTATCGAAGATACTAGTTTTCGTGAATGGTATCAAGAAAAGACTGGTAGAGATTTCAATGAAGAGAGTATTGATGCAAACACTGTTAATGCTATTATAGCATATAATAACAGAGAAACAATTAATACTCAAGATTATGTTCAGAATGTTCGTACTTCACGAACTGGTGTATTTGGTAATGATATAGCGAAAGAAGACCACGCTATTAATATTCTTTCTACTATTTATTTAAAGAGTCAAGGTAGTATTCGTAAAGCTCTTGCTAATAAGAAACGTAAAGGTGAAGAAGGAGTTATAAAGGATAAAGCCGGAAATGAATTAAGTCCTCAAGCTGCTGTTAAGTTAACTATGATTACTTATCTTAACCGACATCTTAAAGAAAATGATAAAGAACTTACTCAAGAACAGAAGGCTTATATCGGTACTATTATTCGTAATCTTTATGATGGTGGTAATTATAACCGCAATGAGCTATTTGATATTGTTATTAATTCACCCGAAGTTATTAGTCTTAGTAAAGAATTTGGCATAGATACTAATGAAGATTATGAAGTAGGTGAAGATGTTAAAGAAGATAGTGAACAAAACTCTCGTCAAGATGACCAAGAGAGTATTGCAGCTCTTCGTGCTGATTGGTCTGAACTAGCTGACCAAAGAAAGAATATAGATAAGAATATTAGTAAAGAAGTAAAAGAATGGTTTACTCGTTTACCTAAAACAAATAGCAATGCGTTTATAAATGAAAAACCTGATACTTCTAATAATACTTATTCAGGTATAGCTGAAAGTGCTGGATTTGCTAGTTCTTTTAAAGCTATTAATAATTATGGTAACTTTTCTAGTGTTGAAGCAATGGTAGAAAGTTTCCATAGTATTGCTGCAAGATTTAAAGAAGTATCTCATTTAGAATATGCTGCACGTTTATTAGAAGACGAAGCTAATGTTCAGATGAGAAATAAGATATTTACTCAACTAAAACAATCTATTTGGGAACGTAATGAAGTAATTTATAGTCAAGACGGTTCTAATGTGGTTACTAAGAATCGTAATACTTTTCCTAAACTTAATCTACAAAACAAGATACTCAATAGTTTTGATTCTCTTATTCATAATCCTTCTGTTATGACAGGAGATATAGCTGTATTAGAAGAACTTAAAAATAGATTATCCACACTAAATAATTCCAACACTAATGAAATACAAGAAATCACGGAACAAATTGCTGCAATCTTTAATAAATATAACTTCGGCATCAATAGGCAGGGTGTTGTTAACTACGTTCGTAACTTCGGTGATAACCAACTTTCTAATATCTCTTCTATTGTCGATGATTTGCTAGAGTTTAATAAAGTAGTAGGTAAGGCGACTAATCTATTAAAGATAGATAATGAAGCACAACGTATCTATTATGCAGGTGAATATGCTAAAACTAAAGAGAATGAAGAATATACAGTAGTTCCTTTTGATAAATCTCAACTACAATATAAAGGTGGTTATGCTAATAATATAGCCAATCGTATATCTAATAGATTTAAAGATTATCAGATAGTAGATTCTGAATTTAATAGTATTAATGCAGAGAACAATCTAGTTAGTGATATTCTAAAGAACAATTATATAAGTAAGTTCTTTGAAAGAATTAATGATAATCGTTATAATGATAATCCTACTGATAATAAAGAACTTCGTGATTATCTTATTCAATTCACTAATATTCCTCAATACCAATATAGTAATATTCTTATTGAGAAAACTTTGTCTAATGGAAAGATAGTTCCAGGTTTACTTCGTCTTACAGATACTGGTTACGAACTAACTGAATATTATCGTGAATTTGGTGCACAACTATACAACGGAGTTAGTAACGAAGTAACAGGAAAGGCTAAATCTTATAAAGATATTAATGCGCTTGAATGGGATATTATAACTCTGAATGAATACGCTAATAATGGCGACAATTATGAGATGACTAAAGGAGTTAAGAAATCTAAGTTCTTTACTCAAACTCCTTCTGATGCACCTAAGACTTTCGTATTCAATAGTTATAAGTTAGATTATACTGGACTATTTAATGCTAATGGTTCTATTTACCGTGGTCATCCTATATATGTAGCTTATGCCAATATTTATGCTAAAGAACTTGCAGAAATGGCGCAAGCTATTAACTTCTTATTTGAGACAACTGTTGAGAATGGAGTAGTAACTATCGTATCTGATGAAAACGGTAAACCTAAGATAAAAGAAGAGTTTAAAGATTTGCGTAAATCAGAAGCTAGACTTAACTATCATTATCGTAAAAGTATTCTTGATAGCAATGGCAATCCTACTGGTAATGTATTTAAGTTTAGAAGTTTACTTATTGATAAAGTTAAGAATCTTAGTAGATATAATAGTGAGACAGCCAAAAGAGTAGATATGAATTGGCTGTTCGAGGAAGGCAATGTATTCTCACTCCTTTACGGGGGAAAGAATAGTGAAATATCGCTAATACAAGATGAGAATGGAGAGTATAATATTAGACTTACTGGTGGACTTCGTAATTCTGTATATAATTATATAGATAACTATATTAATTATAGAATACAAGAAGCTATTGCTAAATATAGTTCTGATAAAGAGTTTGTAGATAAGTATAAGAATGCTAGTCAAGAATCATTTAATTCCTTCATTGCTGAAATGGTTCTTAACTATGAGATTCAATATAATAATCTAAATGATATGTTCTTCGGAGATGAAGCATATTATAAAGATTCTCGTGATACTATTAAACGTAACAAAGAATATCAAGCCGGAGGATTAGCTTATGCAGGATATGATTTGTATAATGTACAGAAACATTTGGGAGATATAACAGTAGCTCCTAATAAGACTATTAGTATAGATAGTAGTTTCAAATATATTACTCTTGAAGATGTTCAAAGTAGCGGTAAAGTTCTCGATGATTTAAAGAAGCAATTAGATATAGCTAATGTATCTAAAGAGACTAGAGCTTTTATACTTAAACAGTTCTCTAAAGATAAGTCAGAAGTAACAGATGCTCAATCGTTTATTACTCTTGATGAATTTGTTCGTAGAATGTATCTACGTGGAGAGTATGATAGTTATAAAGATTTAATCGAAGCTCTTTATGACGAAACTAAGCCTATTGACAATGTTAAGTTAGGAGAATTATCTAAGAAGATACAAGTTCAAAAGAACTTCTATTATGACTTAGAAATAGATAATGATGCTAAGTTAGCTAATCCTATTCAGATTAAAAATGCAGAGTTCGTACTTATACCTAGGTTCTTAGGTAATAGTGAACTTGGTGCTTTGGCTAAATATATGACTGATAATAATATTGGTCAGGTTAACTTTACTACTACTGAAAAAGCTACTACTAATAGAGTATTAGAGTTTTGGGATTCTCATGGGAAATTCCCCTCTAAAGAGAAGTTGAAACAGTTTAACTTGGATGTTCAAACTAAGTATAAAACTGGTTGGTATTCCAATCTTTATACCCAGCAAGATATTCCTCAACACATGGATGGTGAGAATAAGGCAGGGTTACAGATTGTTAAAAAGCTAATAGATAATATTGGTAATACTCCTGAAGGTCAATCTCTTATTAAAGATTTCTTTGATAACTTTACTGCTAATATTCAAGATAGTTTTAAAGATGCTGCTTCTCGTATTGGTGTAGAGATTGATGCTAAAGGTAATGTAGTATACGAAGGTAATCAAGCTAAGATTGATAATAACAAGTTCATATCTCTTATTAAAGACGAGTTAACTCGTAGAGGATTAGACAGTAATTATCGTAAGTATGCTGAAATAAATCCTGAAACTGGATTGCCTTATATGCCTGCTTGGACTAATCTAGTTCGTAGCAAGATAGAAAATATTGTAAATAGTATATTTACTAATCGTGTTACTCGACAAGTACTTCCAGGATTTCATGCTAGTCAAGTTTCAGATATTGGTATGACCGAACTATCAGGTCGTAGTGATTTAAGAGATTTGATGCAATCTAGAGTAGAAGAGAAACACGGTTATTCTCTTGGTCGTAAACTAACGTATCATAAAGACGGTAGTCAGATAGTAGAGATACTGTTACCTAAATGGATGGTAAAGGCTTATAATACTTATGATGCAGAAGGTAATCTAATTAAAGAAGTTACTCTTAAAGATTTACAGTCTGCTGGACTCGATACTATGATTGGTTATCGTATTCCAACAGAAGGTAAACAATCAGTAGCAGTAATGAAAGTTGTAGGTTTATTAGATGAATCTCAAGGCTCTACTATTGTTGTTCCTGATGAATGGGTATTACAGACTGGTGCTGACTTTGATATTGATAGTATTTATGGTATTTATCATACTGCTACATTCGATAAGAATGGTAAGCCACAGAAAGTTGAATATATAGAAGGAGAAGATGATGCGGCAGTAGATAGAAGATATAATAACTATCTATTTAATAATCTAAGTAAAGAGAATATTCAGGATGCTAGAGATATTGCAATAGATTTAAGTCAAGAAGGACTTAGTTATGCAGAAGCCTATGAATCAGCTATTACTAAATATGCTGAACAAGGTGGACTTTATTCTAAAGAAGAATTTAGCAAGCTAACAGTAGCTCAACAGAATACTCGTGATGCTCGTAACAATAAGATAGTAGATACATTTATTAAGATAATGAATCTACCAGTATCTATTGGTGAAAACTTATCTTCTAGTAACTTTGAAGATATTAAAGCTGCAAAGGCTAATATCTTTGAAGGTTTATCAGAGACTTATCGTAATATTAATTCAGTAATTGCTCAAAATTGGTATCGTGATGCTAATATGTCCGGTGCACGTCTTAAAGCTATTTCTGTTAATCGTGACAACTTCGCCTCTATTAGTAACAAAGCTAAAACTATTGTTGACGGTGCACACGGTGGTTTTAGGTTTACTTATACATATAGCACAGAGAAAGAAGCAAAAGACGCACAAAGTAAACTAAGAAAACGTTTTAGAGATGTAACTAGAAAAGGTAAAGAAGTAACAGTAGACCATAATCAATTAGGTTGGAGTTATGATAATCTTAATATAGATAATCGTTTGATTACTCCTTATTCTTCTGAAACTACTGCTCTTATTCTTGACGGTGTAAAAGAAGGTGGTGTTCCTAATGTAGACTTGTATACTTTTGATGTATATAAGTCTATCGTAGATTGTGGCGCTAATTATGAAACATCTATTCTATTTATTAATCAGCCAGTAATAACTGAACTTATTGCTAGACAAAATGCTAATGATAATGTATTCGGAGAAACTGGATTTAATCCTCTTATTGGATTAAGACGAGATATGTATGTACGATTAGCTAAAGCTGTTGGTATTCCTGCTAATAGCATTACTAAAAAGACTCGTCTTAAAGATGTTAAGAAAATGCTTGAGAGCAGAGGAATAGAGATTAATGAAGATGAGCTTCTTGAAGAAGGAATAAAAGTAACTGAATTAAGAGAACATCTTAAAGATGATGTAGAAAGTACTAGTTATAATAATACTGATAATCTTATATATCAAATTAAAGCGTTAAGAGCATTTGAATATTTCAAAGAGATAGGCGACCAAATCAATTCTAATATGATGGTTATCACTAGTGATAAGTTTGGTGCTGGTAAATCTGCTAATGAAATAGATAATGTTATTAATCGTATTAATGATATTAAGGAGAATAATGTTGGTCGTATAAAAAAAGGTCAACCTGTTCTTAAAGCAGTTACAGAAGAAGGTAACAAGTATCTAATAGATGCTATTTATCCTAAGACTAATTTCAATACTATTAATGATATTAATCAGGATGAATTAGAATCTGCATATCCTTCTTTATATTATCAGCTAAAGTATAGTTGTATAGCTACTGAAAAGATTATTCGTGATAGTGAGATATTCAAAACTCAAACACCGCAGTTCCGTGAATTAGTAAGTAAGTTTGGTATTCGTAATCTTCAAACTATTCAGCAGTTAGAGAGCTTTATTATTAACATGAGCCAAGCACAGTCTAACTTTGTTAATACTAATAGATTTATAACTAGAAGTGATAATGAGTTTATACCTAGCTATAATATAAATCTTATTAGTAGCCAACAAGATACTCGTGCTAGATTATATGGATATACTGATATAGTAGGTAGCTTCGATATGTCTGATATGTCTGAAAAGAACGTAGAAGCATTTATGAAATTATCTCCTGCTAATAAAGTAGCATTAATTCAAAGATATACTTCTGATAATAATCTATTTAAGAACCTAAATGTTGAGTATAAAGGTCGTCGTAATAGTTATGATAGAATAACTATTGTTGATAGTACTATATCTACTGAATCTCAATATCAAATGTTCCGTAATGCTTGGCATAACAATAATCCGTTTATTAAACTTGCTACTATGGATTTGATAAGATATTCTATGGTAGTAGAAGGTTATAAGTTTAAAGGTGGTACAGTTAGTAAAATTATTCCTGTTGAATTATTATATGGACAAGATACTGGTATTGATTCTGATAATGGAGTTTCTTCAGCTACTAATATTATTAACGATTCAGATAGGGCTATTAATAGCATGATTCAATATGGTAGTGAGATAGGAACTTATGAAAGAGCTAGCAATGATGCAGCTACTATTGAGAAGTTACGTGACTTATTCTTTAGAACTAATCCTAATAATCCTGATGTATTAGTATTTGAGAATAAGAAATATAAAGAATCTAATAAGATAACATTTAATAGATTAGGTGTTGGAAAACTTAGCTTTAAGGAAGCACAAGAACGTGGAATGATTACTGGTAGTGAGAATAACCGTAGGTATCGTCATTATGCTAAGACTAATGATAATAACAAAACTCTACGATTATATAAACTAGTATATTATAATGATACTGTTTATATGTTACCTACTAATCCATTAGAACAGAATGAAATTGGAGAAGTAAGCGTTAATCCTGATAATAATAGAATGTTTCTTCCATTAGATATATTAGAAGATGTTTCTATTAATCAGTATGATGCTGCTTTTATTAGTTCTGTAAATATTGGTATTACTTCTGATACTCGTAAGTTTATGGTTCTTCCTACTGTATTTGAAAGAGGAGCTGATACATTAATCGAAGAAGTATTTCCTAATAGTATTGTCTTGACTTCCCCCATAAAGGAGCAGCAAATTGATACTTCTCGTAAGTACATTGTGGCTATTACTGATAACAATATTCTATTAGAAACTATTGAATCTCTTGATGCTGCTGGTGTTCATGATTATGTTGTTGCTGCTCCTAATATGAACTATAATAATATTCGTAGGATTATTAATGAACGTAATAATGCAGATATTGCAGCTAAGAGATTACAAGCAGCTATGACTAAGTTAGATGCTAATGAAGTTCAACTTAGAAAGAAGAAACCAGATAATTCTGAATCTCCTTATTATGCTCAACTTAAAGCTAGCATTAATCAGACTATTAATGATGTCAATGTTAATGGTATTGGATTTGTTCCTGTTTTACAAACAGTAATAGATAATACTGGCTTTAGACCTAATGGATATTTTAGATATGAGAAAGAAGGTAATGTTTATATCGTTACTAACTTAGGACGTATAACTACTAAGTCAGTTAATCTTGCTCCTGATTATTCATATAGTAGAAAGACTATTATTAATAGTGTATCTCAACTAGAATTTCCTAGACGTAATGCTTTAACTCAAGTAGTTAAAGAAAATTCTAGATTAGATAAGTTCGCTAATAATAATATTATTAGAGTTCAGACAGAAGAGAACTTTATTAATGAAGATGTACTTGAATCAGCATTAGTAGATAATGATAGAGAAATTAACGAATATATTTCTCGTGTAATTGAAAGTGTTGAGAGAAGTAATGCTAACGTTGAAGAAGCAGCTCTTAATGACGCTTTCCGTTCATTTGCTGCTATTGATTTACGTTCTAATACAGCTACTAAGTTAAACGATAACTTACGTGAGCAAGCATTGAAAATTATTAATGGTTATACTAATAGACGTATTGATGATTTCTTATTTGATATTCATAATTTCTATACTACTTATGTTACTAATCCTGATGGTACTTATAAACTAGACGAAAATGGTAATAAGATAGTAATGGAGAAATGGGGTATAACTAATAAGAAGTTATTCGACCGTATGTTAGAAGATGAAACATTACGTACTCGTTATGAAATGTTCCTAGATAACATTAATAGATTTGTAGAAGATTATTCTATTATTGAAGCTATTCAACCTTATGATATTGACGAAACTCATAGTGTAAGTGAGACAGAAGAAGAGATAGAAGGTCTACGTAGAACTAACGATATGCTTAAACAAATTAAAGATAAGTTTAAACGTATCAAAGACTTAGATAATGTAGTTAAACGTAGTACTAAGATGTACTTTGATAGTTATATTACTAGTCTTTCTAGTGACCCTCGTGTTCAATCTAATATGCTTAGTATTACAGAAGCATTTGAAGATGAGAACTTCTTCCAGTTTTGGCTAGCCGATAGTCAAGAGACACATATTCCAATAGTTCAGATAGTTCTAAAACAAATGATGAATCAGTTAAGAGCTAGTGAGATTAGTGCTCGTGATAAAAAGATAGCCTTTACTACCGCTATTTCAACGATTATCGAAGACGCAAAAAACAACGGTATAAACGTGTCTCTGAACGATATTTTGGACGAAAATGGCAACCTTTTGCTGCCGTATAATGAATCGTTCACCGACAAATTAAGGTCGCTAAAAGAGGCTGTAAAGCTGGCTCAAATTGACGACCCGAACGGTCGGGACGGGCTTATATATAAGAAAGCTAAAGACGAATTAGAGAAGTTCTTAATAGATAATGTAGAACGTGAGTATAATAAAAAATTCTATCAAGACTACTATAATATGAACCAAATACTTAATAAATATCCTCAAACTTATGTTAAGTTAATGAAGATATTACATGAGGAAGGAGATATATTAAGTACGATGATTGATAATGATTATAGTACTCTTACTGTTCAAAACGCAAGAAGACTTGAAGAGCTTAGACATGAGTTAGCAGAAATGCGAGCTACTATTGATATGGACGGTAATTATAAAGAGAATTATCAAGAAGCTAATGCTGTTAATAATTACTTATCACGTAGACGTCAGTTAAATAATAAGTATAAAGAAAGTAAACCTAAAGATGCTTTTACTATTCGTTATAAACAAGCTATTGAAGGTTTACAATATCCTGAAACTTCTGAAACTTATAGAGAATCAGTAGAATGGTTAAAGGCTAATACTGATTATAAGTTAAAAGGAGAGTTCTTAGATGAACTAAAGAAAGCCTATATGGATACTCGTCTAGGTAATCCTTTTGATAGTTTCGTTCGTACTATGGCTTATGGTAAGTATGATTCAGAAGGTGTTATTGATGGTACTAAATTTACAGATGTTCAAATAGCTAATCTAAAGAAACATCAGGAACAAATGTTTGCTGCTGCCGTTGGTCGTGTTAAGCCAAATGAACAGAAAGCTCAAGAATGGTTAGATAACCATGTTAGTTATATCAATACTGTTTATTATGAAGCTATGTATGTAGCTATGAATAAGATGGGTAAAGAAGTATTTGATAAATGGTATATTGATAACCATGTTGTTAATCCTATTACTAAAGAATATGAACCGTTGCCTATTTGGAGACAAATGGTAGTTAAGGATGAAGCTAACAACATGGAATATAGTGCTAAATACAAATGGTTAGAAACTAAAGTTAAAGAGAAGTATAAGAATCCTAACTACGATGAAGTTAAATTACAACCTTCTACTAATAAATATCGTAATGATAAGTATTATGGAATGAATAATTATCAGCAACAGTTATATAACGAAGTAGATTCTCTTCTTAATGAACTTGTTAAAGATAAACGTAGTCGTGCTTATATTAATCGTGGTTATTTACCTAATCAAGCTATTGAACAACCTAGTCAAGGTTTTGCTGACTATTGGCAAGATTTTAAACGTAGTCATGGTTGGTATAATACTCCTAATAAGTCTGATATAGAACTTAATCTATATAAGAGATTTAGTAATGCTCCTATGCTTCATAGTTTATCGGAAGTTAAGTTACTTCCTATTCGCGAACAACAAGAAGGAGAAACTAAAGAAGAATATCTAACTTATGTTCGTGAAACTCAAGCTAAGAATAATGAGTTACGTAAACAAAGAGCACAGGAGAATGCAGAACGTAATAATCCAAATGTTCTTGAAAGACTTAATTCATTTATAGATAGTATGTATAACTTTAATACTCGTAATGATATAGCTAGATTAGCTAAGATTACTAGTAATCAATTACGTAATATGGATATTATTAAGAGAAATCCTAATGATAAACTTATGGATAATAGATTACTTAGTAGAATTACTGGTAAACAAGAAATACGTACTACTAAGAGTGACGATTCAAATATAGTTAAACACTTCGAGAATCAAGTTCGTAAGTTAGTATTTAATGAATTTGAAATGGATGAAGGTACTCGTTCTAAAGTATCTCGTGTTATGCGTAATATGGTATCTAGTAAGTTTATGATGTTAAATATTACTGGTGGTATTGCTAACGTTCTATACGGTAAGACACAGATACAAATGGAAATGGCTGCCGGACAATTCTTTAAATACAAAGACTTCCGTAAAGGTGAAAACGAATGGATGCAGAATATAGGTAGTTATCTAGCAGATGCTTATAATGAAACTACTAATAACGAAACCAATGCTGTTATTAGATTATTCAATGTTATTGAATCCGATATGGTAACGGAACGTTATGGTAAAGGTAATAATCCGATGGGTAAACTAGAGAATCTATTATTTATCCAACAGACAGCAGGTGAACATTATATGCAGAACGCTACATTATTAGCTATGCTTCATTCTCATAGAGTAGTTAATGTCGATGGCAAGAATAAGATAATGTCATTTGAACAGTACGCTATGAATCTTAGAGAAGAAGCATTACTTAAAGTTCTTCGTAAGAATAGTCCTGAATTAGTTTCTAAGTATGAAACTTTTAAAGATAAAGTACTTGAATCTTATGTTGAGAAAGAACGTTATGTTAAGTTTAAAGCTGATATAATAACTGATTTCTTACGTTCGATTCCTAAAGAACTAAGACAAGAGTTTAAAACTACTTATAAGGAAGATACTAAAGAAGAACGAATTAAGTTTGAACAACATCCTTCATTTAGAGAAAGTCTTATATTGAAGAATGGTGTTGCTACTCTAAAGAAAGATAGCGGTCTTACTAATGATGATATTGCAGCTTTCCGTAATAAGGTTATATCAGTTAATCATCAAATACATGGTATCTATGATAAGATTGGTGCTAATCAATTACAACAGTCTTGGTGGGGAGCTTTACTAATGCAATTCCATAAACACTTAGTTCCTGGATTCCAAAAACGTTTTGGTTATCGTTTAGGTCACTTTGACGGTATATATAATGAAACTAGAGAGTCTATTAGTAAAGGAACTTATGTTAGTTTAGGTGAGTTTATAGCAATGCCATTTAAGAAATACTACGAACTTAATGATAGTAACGAACTTCAAGCTGTTCGTACTCTTCAAGGAATTGCTAAAGGTTATGCAGATTTTGTAGCTAATCTTACTACTTATTATAATATTCTTCCTGAATATGATAAAGCTAATATTCGTAGATGTTTGGGTGAATGGATAGCTATTACTAAAGCAGTAGCATTATTCGTAGTTGGTAAGTTAATGCTTGACGATGACGATGATTCTACGCAAGTAGCAGATTATATCTTATATAGTGCTGACCGTCTAATGTCTGAAACTATTCAGTATACTCCGTGGGGTATGATTAACGAAGGACAGAAATTATATAGTCAACCTGTTGCTGCGTTAAGTATCGCATCTGATAATCTTAAATTACTAGAGGCTTGTTGTAGTTATATAGTTACTGGTAATCCCGATGATTTATATTATAATTCAGGTACTTATTCAGGTGAGAATAAACTTAAAGTTAATATAATGAAACAGATACCATTACTTAATCAGATTAATAAACATCAAAGACTTGGTGCTAACAACAGTTACTATAAAGTTCGTAGTAGTCCATTTAGTGGTCTAGGTCAAATTGTTGCTAATATGATTACTGATGAAGATGAAGAATAACTAACTACTTAATATTACAACTCATAGGAAAAGCCGGATTGCTTGTGAAAGTAGTCCGGCTTATTGTTTATATCAAAATAATTGCTACCTTTGCAGTGAACAAGTACCTACCGTCTCGGACTGTTGTACGGGACTCAGCAATAGCTGTTTGACTAACTCGATTAGTTGCGTGTAGTGTGGAGAGCTAGGGAACTCGATTAGTCTTAGTACTTATAAGTATTATTTCATTTAGGCAGTGTCTCCGCCCTAGTGCAAAACCTCGGACGATAAATAGAAACAAAGCTACAAGGATTAGTAGAATGATTGTCAATAGAGATTGATTTAGCTTCACTACCCGAAAAAGAGCCGAATACTATTTACTCCGTCTATGACCTTACTATATCCAAAAAGTTCCCAAATGTTCTATCTAACGAAGAACATTTCCATGAACACTATCCCCAGTGCCGTTAGTATTATTGTTTGAAATACTATTATCAATATTAACTTCACTATATCCCGCTAGCCTAACGGCTAGCTTTCTTCCCCCATAAAGGAGCAGGTTTGCCGATAATTCCACTCCTTTATGGGGGATTTTAGCGAGCTTTGCGAGCGTAGGCAAGTCCAGCAATACAATTATCCTTAATACGTTGGTTTTATCCAAGTACAGTTTAAAAAAAAGAACTATCAATAGTATTGCTACTATCAATAGTTCTAAGTTCATTTACTTTCTTTAATATCTTTCTTTGCTCTTGCATATCCTTTGATATAACCTTCAACAAAGCGATTAGTACATAATCTTCTCATATCTAAAGAACAAGGATTATAATCACACTTTCCACAATATCTACTTAATCCGTCTGATTGATATGCTTTTACTTTAACACTTACTTTTCTTACCATAATATAAAAAGAGTACTAGTATTTCTACCAGTACTCATAATGTATAACTAAAATGATTATTACTTATTCGTTCTTATACTTCTTCTCTACTTCTTGTAGTTTCAGATAGATATTATTACGAGCTTTAAGTTTAGGAAGTGATGCAACACCTCTCATAGCTCTACGAATTTGACTGCGCATAAACTTATTCTGCGATTTCATTATTTTCTTCTTTTTCAGGTTCAACATAAGGATTCCAAGTATTCATGAACTGATTAAGTTCAACTACGGTTTTCTCTCCATCATATTCATTATAAGTAGTTTCTTTAAGAATTACATGAAGAGTATTACCGCCATTTTTATCTTGCATACGACATAAAGAATCGCATTGATAAATCTTATTAGGATTTCTAGGATTAACTACTTTAGAACAGTTATTCCAAGTATCAATAGATAATAAACCGTTTATTTTCAGCATGATTATTCATCTTCTTCAGGTTTAACATTAATACCGTATTTAGCCCATTGAAGAACAAAACCAAGATGTGCCCAAAGGTCATTAACAACTTCTTCCATAGCATATTGTTTGCCAAGTTTCTTACTATAATTCTTTGGGTCAACACAAGAAGAATGACGAACTGTATCAAAACCAGTAAGAGTATGGGCATTAACAATAGTAGTCTTTTCACCAACTGTCATTACTTCTACATCAGTAATAAAGTTTTCAACATCTTCTTTTAGAATCTTAGTACCATCGTTATTCTCTGAAAGAGGATAATAAGTAGCATCAGCTACATCTTTTGGTGTCCAACTCTTATATCCGTCAGGATAAGTAACTTCATAACCTTTTTCTTCAAAAGAATGATTACCAATTCTATGACCTTTGTCATTAGCTTCTCTTGCAGTCATTGGTTGAAGTTCAACCATTTTAATTCCAATTGCTTTCATAATTTAATTGTTTATTGTTTAAAATTAATAATTAGTTTATTTTCCAGTACTACCAAATCCTTCTGTACCTCTTTTAGTAGTACCAAGTTCTTCGAGAGTTTCAACTTCATCCCAAGTAATCTTTTCACGACGACGAACAAGAAGTTGACAAACACGGTCACCTTCTACATAAGGACACCCTTCTTTCTCAATTAACTTATTAAACTCTTGTCTTGCACATATAATAGAATTATAAGCATTTTCGTGTTTAACACGTGTAACAATATCGTTAAAAGCATTACCAAAAGTACTAATAATTCTAATTAATTGACGAGAAGTACGATTCTTGAAAATAACAAGAAGTTCTCCTCTATAACCCCAATCAAGAGTACCAGGATTATTAGGCATATAAAAATCTGTTTTAGTATTGCTACTACGAGGACGAAGTTCCATTTCATATTCATCAGGAAGAGCAAAATGTAATCCTGTATGAATAATAAATCTATCTTTGTCTGCATCATATTCTATACTCTTAGCATAGACATCACAACAGGCATCGCCTTCTTTACCATAAGTAGGTAATGGAACAGATTTATCTTCACGCCAAACTTTAATATTAACATTATCAATGTCTTGTTCTAGTTTTTGATGAAGTTCATCTTGTGTTAATAAACCAGTATTAAACTCAATAATAGCATTAGCTATTGCTTTACTTAATTTACTCATTATAATTATTGTTTTTAAATTTATGATAAGGACAATCAGTTGGAATACTAGGTCTTCTATAACAAGAAGTAATAATAGTATCACTACTTCTTTCTAAGCACGTATAATGTTTATAAAAACAACCTTTTTCTCTCTTTACTAAATGAATACAGTTACCACAAGTTCTGACTTTATTCTTCTTTTCCATATAGATACTTTAATAAATGAACAAACCTGATTATAAATATTACAAATAGAACAAGACCTAATATTGGAATAAAGAATAAAAAACAGTTAAGAGCAACTGTGCTTATTACCTCATCATCTAATCTTTCTTTGGTAATTCTTAGTGCTATCCAAGTTAATATAATCTGAATAAAACATTCAATAACAGGGACATCTAATAAGATTGTTTTTAATATGGTTTCTAACTCCATTCTTTACCACAGTTAATACACTTAAAAGCAATTGGGTCATTTTCCTCTTTCCGTGGAACTTCTTCTAGTCTAGCACTACAATTAGGACAACGTGGAACAGTAAATAACCAAATTAGTTTCTTAATAAAATTCTTTATTCCCATACACCAGCCAAAGCATAATTAAGAGCTTTAAGACTAGTATTATAGTCACCCTCAAATACAGTATTCTTTAAACGAAGTTCTTCTGTCTTATAGTCTTTGACATTAGAGAAGTAACCAGTAACGGCATTATAAGCACCATAAGCAGTACCTGCTATCTGTCTTTGTCCAACACCTTCTTGATAATACTCGAAAGTATCACAAAGAGTATTTAGTTTCTGCATAGATATTTCAGCAGCTTCAAAAGCAGAATTGTTTCTTCGGAATAAACCGTTATATAGATTCAATTCATCTACTCTTTCAAATTCTTCCCCTGTAAGGAAAGTTGCCGACAGATACTTCTTTACTTCTTCATCCGATACTTTTGTCTTAAACAACACTTTGTACATGTCTTCTTCTTCTTCTATCTTACGTTCAGTAAGACCGAGTATTTCAGGAACAGTAAGTATCTTACTATTAACACCTTTATTATGTCTGAAAGATATATAACTTTCAGCAGATATTTTAGCAGAATGAAGAGCGTTCATACAAATAACTCTTACAGGAGTAATCATCATTTGTACAGCACTACCGCCATCATGGCTATTAGTAAAGACAAAGTAATGTTGAATAGTATCATTAACACCACCAATATTAATATCCTTGTCAAAACTAGCTGACATGAATATCTTTTGTCCATAACCAAAGTAACCTGCTCTATCAAGTTTAACTCTACCACCAAGAGCATCATCGAAGAATCCGAAAGCCATTTGATTTTGTACTACTTCATAACGAGACTTTACTTTCCCAAGAGGAATATTAGAATCTGTACGATAAGTTGCAAATTCACCAGGAACATCAACAAATTCAAACCCATTAACTACATTAGGAAATATAGAACCGTCACGACTAGCACCATTATCGTGTGCTGGCATTTTAGCAGATAGCTGACATTTAGCAACTGTATAATCGAGTTTAGCTTTTACAATAGCTTCTTCTGTTGTCTTACAATCGCTAACATCTATACCTATTTTACCTCTCCAAGCAATTCCTTTTGCTTTGAATTTACTTCTATAACTTGAATCTCTAAAGTTAAATTCCATAATTATATGTATTTACTGATTTCTATCATAGCTTGTTCACGAGTACATCCAAAGGCATTCATTATTCTTTGAATAAGTTCTTCTACCCAATCTTCTACTTCAAACATATTACTTAATTATTAATGATGTATTACTTTCTTGTTTAGCAATAGTAAGGTCAGCATCCATACTCAAATTAGCTGCGATAATAGACTTACTAGTACAAGACTTAAATTCTACCTTATGAGGATTTTGTCCAATCCATTGAGCAAGATTAAAGTTAGTAACATTTGCAAGTTCTGATAGACGAATATGAATTGATATTTCAGTATCAATAGAGAACACATCGTCAACAGTAACATCTACGAATGAAGATTGTTCAGATTCCTGCTCCTCTATGGGGGAACTTTCAGCTTTCATGTGAGCACTGATAATACGAGATAGATACTCAATACTAAGACTTTCCTTAATTTCAGTACTTGCTAGATATTCAGTAACTATATCCATAAAATGTCTGATAATATCAGCAATACGAACATCGTCCAACTTAGTAACAGTAGTATTACGAGAATAGACTTTATAAGTACTACCTTCAATTACTTTATTACCGGACTTGCCCGTAGAACCAAACATTATAACTGCTTCGAGAACTGCATCTTTAAGACGTTCAAGAGTATTATTTCTTGTTTTCTTAATTTGGTTAACACGAGCAACTTCGTCACTACATTCTTTAACGTCACACTGATAACGTTTAATTACTTGAAGATAATCTCCAATCTTGTCTTTAAGATTATCTTCTGTAATACCTAGTTTAGCAACAATTTCTTCTGTTGCTTCACCTTCTTCGAGTTGCAAGATAATATCCTGCAACTCTGCTTTAATACTAAATAAACTACTTCCCATTATGTCTTAATTTAAAATAAGGTTTATCTTTAGTAGAATAACACATATAACTAATAGGACAATCCATAGTTCCCCATCTTTTACAATCAGAACATGTAAGAGGACTATCTTTTTTAATTAGTTTTAATAGTCTATTTACTAACTTCTTTAGAACTTTCATTTTCAAATGTATTTATTGGATATTTACTTTTAGTTTCAAGAATAGTTCCATCAACAATAGTATCTCCTCTTTTAATAGCTCTAATACGAACTTTCCTATGATATGCAACTTCTTTAAGATTACTTCCAAATTGATTAATTAATCTTTTATTTTTATAAATAGCTACATAAAGACTCACTTGATATTGTTGAGTAACTATCTCAACTTTACCAAGTTCTTTATCATTTATTACTGTTATCATATTCTTCTTTGATTAACTTATTTTGTTCAGATATAGCTTTCATAATAAGCTCGCGAGAATCCCAAAGACTTTCAGCACCAACGCTTAGATAATAATGTTCAAGTACTTGTTCATTAGACATATTTTGAAAGTCTTCGATACGAGGAACAGCTCTAATAACTTCATCAAACTTATTAGTAATATCGGTTAATAAGCTATAAAGTTTAGAACGAATAACCATGTTATCAGTATTGTTCTGTTTTATCCTAGCAATAAGCATAGGAATTATTTCACCGTTTTGCATTTCTATGAGTTTTCTTATTCTTATTACGTTTACGTCTCTTAGCAATAGCTTTAGAATTAGAACCTTCTTTAGTAGAACTTCCTTTGTAACTATTATTAGAAGGAAATACTAATTCAAGAGGACTATCATCAAGAAATATACTATAAGGATTATCAAATTTCATCTTCTTTATCTCCTAATGATTTAATATATTCTATGGCTTCTTCACGAGAATAACATAGTTTATCTAACTTAATACTGCGTTCCCACCCATTACCTTTATTAGTAATAACAGTCACACCATACGTACCTTTAAAACTAATACTATTAACTTCTCTATTATATAGCCCGTGTTGATTATCTTTTTCAGAACAACTAAGTTCAATAATATGATTACCAACAGTATGATAACTATCAATAATAGGAGTAAAGAAATTAGTTCCTTTAATGACACTTTGAAAGATTTTAGCTCTATCCATACTATTTGCTTAATAATTCGTCAAGATAAGAATCTAAGTTTTCAATAATCATATCCAGACAATCTAATTGTTTCTTAAGTAGCATTAGGTTAAAGTTACCAATATAATTATCTGTTCTACGAGTATAAGAAAGTCGACAATCTTCGTAATTGCTATTAGCTTCTGTACGAATACTTTTTAACTGATTTATAAGATCAGTAAGAATAAATACCTGTCTCTTCTTATCTTTCTTACTTATTTCAGATATAATATCTGAAACACTTTTTATCTCATTTTCCATACTTACTTCCAGTTTGGTTTCTACACCATTCAATATTAGCATAATGATTGTTAGCACTGTTACCGTCTTTATACCTAACATATTTATATACATTAGGTTTAGGATTAGTAACAAATGCTTTAGCAACGAGAGTAGCTATAAATAGCTTAGCACTATTACCATTGTGAAACAATGTAACATGAGGTCGTTCGCAACCTTTACCACGATACCATTTAAGATAACGTTTACGATTATCAGACCAAACTCTTCCATCTTCTCCTATACAATAATTAGGAAAATTAGGAATAGTAACAAATCTAACTAAATTTTTAACTTCTTCCATACTTTCTATTTAAATAACGTGCACGTTGTTTAGCTTCTTCATAAGAATACACTTTCCTACGCTTAGCAAGATGGGCAAACAAATCAAGAGGAGCATAAACACCAGCAGTCCTTTTAATCTTACCATCAAGATAATTGTCGATTTTCTTAGATAGTTCTTCACGGGTTATTACAATATATATGAATCTAATATTGTTTCTATATACAACATTATCATCAGGTTGTTTAACTACTATATATTTAGCTTTTATCTGCTTTTTCTCCATTATCGGTTTTACAAATATAATCAATCTTATTATCAGAGCAAAGAAAATCTTACTGTTTTTCAGCATACGCAGAGAGCGATTCTAAGGCTCACTGTTAAACGCAATGCAAAAATAATATAGTTGTTCAGGTAAGTATAGTAAATCGTACAGAGACGAAATATCGGGTATTCTCGTTGATTTCCCCCATAAAGGAGTGTCGTTACTGTATACTTCCGACAGTCCTCTTTGAGTATAAGCTAACGATTTATCTCACAATCAGAGTATATAATAGAAACACTAACTTTACAAGGGAATAACAAAAAGCCCTACTGCCAATCTCTCGACTAACAATAGGGCAAGGTATCAAACCATGACTTACTTTAACAACTTATATACTATAAGGGTATCATCCTCTTCTTCTTTTTCTAACTTAACGTTAGTATCAGATGTAACACGAAGGCTTCGTATTATATCAGAAGCATTAACAGAATAATAACCATAATCTGAAACAGATACATTTCGGCATTGACCTTGAACATCTTCTGTAAGAAAACCTAGATATATTGATTCTTGTCCTTCCACTGGGTCGAACTTAACCATTAATAACATCTTTAGTTTATCTTTCAGATGTATATCCTTTATTATCAGTTTCTTCTTCTTATAGTCTATATAAGATTTATTATAATTAACTTTCTTCTTCGATATTATTTGGTAATCCAGTAGGCTCATTATTAAGTATTTTAATTAAATTCCCATGACTCGGGACATTCTTCACTCCTGACCTGCATCTATATTCGACAAACGCTGTCTTACCAATAAGTTTATCTTTATTAAGAAGATAACTTTCACGAGTAGAAGCATCACCAATCGGCATACATTCAAAGGTTTCACCATTAACATCATTACGAAGAACGAATTTACTAAACTTAGGTCGTTTAGCTCCTTCGGGAATAATATCAATAATCTTGAATTTACCATCTAGTATTGGTTTACTTTTGTACATAGTAGAATTACGTTTGCCAAATTGATATGTAGCATAAGGATTACGAAGAATAGCTCCCTCGAACTTAGCTTCAACAAAGAGGTCTCGATATTTAATAATATCTTCATCTCCATTAAGATTATCGTAAGTATGAATAAGTACGAAACGTTTCTTATTATTCATGTGATAATCAAGAATAGCTTTAGCATCAACGTAATTAGGCATCTTAAACTTACCAAACTCTGACTTCAATAATGATATACGACTAGTTTGAATCATATCATCAATAGCTAAGTCGTAACACCAAAATTGAAGAAAGCGATTATATGGACTTTTAAGATTCTCGGCAGCACTTAGAATATCATTTAGTTCAAGACCGGGAATATATAACTCTCCATCTAATACTAAATTATCTTCTAACATACGATTGAACTGTCTGTCTGTAAGTACTTCATTCAGTATTACATTCTCTAATACTGGACACTTATATTCAAGTCCTTTACGACTACGAAATACAAGTCCTTTAATTTTAAAGAATCCTTCACCACGCATAACAGCAGATATATTACAACGAACGCCATTAATCTTCATTTGAGCTAATAGTCCCTGTTCGTTATTATATTCATATATCTTAGCTAACATAGGAAAAACAAAACCTTCATTATTAGTATTGTACTTAGGAAGATAACAATCAAGATAATTAAATAAATCATCTTCATTTGTTATTTCAGCAGGAGTATTATCATATAATTCTCCTAATTCAGTACCACCTTCTCTACGTTTAGCAGCAACAATAGTTTTCCATTCTTTCTCAACACCTCTAGACGGAACATATTCAGATGTAGTACCTGTCTTACCAACAATACCATACTTTAGAATTATCTTATGACCTAGTATTTCTGCTGACCAAAAGATAGGTTTACCTTGTGCATTACGCTTATAAAGAGTAATACTTTTCGATTCACTCATACTTCTTCAATTTTATATTTATTAGGTTGTTCACGCATAAGACCAATAGCAACTTCTCTATCTATTATCATAGACTTATTAGTATCTATAACAATAATCCTAACTTTAGGATTAGGAGAGGAAGATGTAACAGATTTCAGCTCCTTTATGGGGGAAGGTTTGGTAATCCGTTTACTAGTCTTATTAGTTTCCCTTTTCTTTTCGTAAACAATAGGAGGATTAACTTCTTCATATTTAAGATTAGATTCATGAATCTTTTCAAGAGATTCTTTATCGTAACCTATATATATAAGAGCTGCCATTATCCATCTATATCTAAAATGAATAGTTTGAATATAAGGATAATTAGGTAAATCTAATTCATGAAGATAACTAGCAATAGTATTGGAAGTACCATTAACTTTAAGATTGTGTTGAATCATCCTTATATCAGAAGCATCTAACTGATAACTAAACGGATTTACGTTGTTTAACTTCATTTGCTGTAAGTCTTACAATTATATACTTTTTAGGTTTACCTATTCTCGCATGATAGAACTTGAAACACTTTAGATAATCAGTACTTTCAGTCCACTGTATAAAGTTTCCTTTAGATACAGATGTATTAGTTTCATAATTAAACTCTCTTGGAATCTTATGACTACTATACATATCTTTATCTAAGTAATTCTTAATGATAGCTAAGTGTTCAGGATTATCAAACTCAAAGTTACCATAAATCTTTATCTTAGAAAAGTCAATTGGTGTACCGTCAGAAAGAGAGATACGAATTAAAGTATTAGGATTATCAATCATTTGTTGTCTGACATCATCAAGATACTTCTCTTCTTCATCTGTTAAAGGATACATAAAATAATAGCTATAAACATTTCCGCTATTACCGAAACTGTTTATAGCTATTCTCTTTAATGGAGCAAATGAATTAAAATCAATTACTCTACGTTCTTCTTGTGCCTTTGGAAATGGCATACATTCTTCTTCTCTACTCATATTCAAATAATGATTCAGTTTGTTCTATAAACGAATTAATAGTTTCTCTTGAATACATACTAACTAACTCTGAGAAATCTTTAGCACCATAACTTCTTGGAATAACAATAGGTATAATACCATATTCTTTTCGTAACCTACGAGCACCACGTACTCCTGTTAAATCACAATCAAAAAAAGAAATAAGTATTCCATTGTCGTTTAGCTTAGATTGAAGCCAGTTATATTCGTAATCTTTGAGAACATAACTCTCCGAAGTAACATTAATTACTCCTATTTGAGACTCTGACAAATTCCCCCGTAAAGGATAGGAATGTAACCAGTAACTTAATGCTAGATTGTCCTTATATGATTTAGTAATAATAATTATATCATATTTAGACTTATCAAGATTAAGTATTCCAACAAGACCATTATGATTAGTTATAAACTTGATTTCTCCCTTACTTCTATCTCGAAGAGGAAAATAACATTCGATATTATAAATACCGTTACTATCAAGTCCGGTAACATAAGAATAACAAGGGTCTGATTCCTTATATGTATATTTAGGACTAGGTTGACAATACCTATTAATATACATTTGGTCAACAGGATAGACAAAATGAGTATTAAGCCAATGTAGACTAACTCCCCATTGTCCCCAAATATTCTTATCGTTATTAGTCCAAGTTCTAGTAGCTATTTCAATAATTGGTTTACTAGCTTTGATTTTAGATATTACTTGTTTAAGTAAGATTTCATTTTCTTCATCTACTTCTCCATCATATATTATCTTACGGAAAGTATAAGCTATATGCTTTAATATATAATAGAAATCTGCCTTATTAGCAACATTTATATGACGACCAGTTTTAAAACTTAGTACATAAGCTACTAGGTCGAAACAATCACCAAAGAAAGAACCATTAAAATCACGAGCTTTTAGCTTATGTTTATTATTGAAAGCAAAACCAAATGTTGGATGATTATCAACACGTAAAGGAGAGCAAATAAGTTCATTATTTTCTACACAATTATTAACTACGGATATAGGTATACCCATATATTTAGCCATAATCATTTCTTGACTAACTTTAGATAATATAAACTCTTTTGTTAAGTCTTGTCTTATTCCTCTACGCATAGTATAACTAGATAAAATAAGCCTAGCTTTTACACTAGGCTTATAACATTATTAACGAAATATATTTGGATTACTTAGAATGGAAGTCCACCATTATCTTCTGTTTCAGGAGCAAAAGCAGAACTTTCAGTAGAAACAAATCCACCTGCTACACCACCTGCAAAACCACCCATAGGCATACTCGGATTAACAATTCCTGCACCCATAGGAATACCACCAATACCGGCAGCAGTTCCAAGATTAGGAGCTTTTCTTTGTTTAGATTGTACACCTTCCATTGGAGCAATACGTTCTTTAGTAATGTCAAACATAAGACTTGGTTCTTTGAAATGATTGGCATCAATCATGAACTGTTCTTCAAAGATTCCTTGACCTACAATATTTGGGAATACCAAATCGCCTTCTTCTGAACCTTGACCGGAGAAAGCCCAATCACCTTTGTTCTTATAATAACGATTAAGTCTGAACCAGAATTGTCTAGGTTTACCTGTCTTATCGAGTAATGCAGATTTACCATTTTCTCCACCTGTTTCAACAAGTTTAACTACATTGTCAAACAGAACTCCCCAAGCCTTGATAACATCTTCTACTTCAACTGGTTCATACTGACCATTATCGTCATAATCAACATAACCAAGTTCGAGCATTTCAGATTCTTCATCAGTCATTTCACGACCTTTGAATACAACCACATCAAGGAAGTGTTTTATCCAAGCAAAGTCCATATTAATAAACTTCTCTTTAGCACCGCCAGGAATATAGTCAACATTACTTTCATAGGGCCAAAATGTCTTACTAGCAACACGAACATCAGCAGGATTAGTATGAAGAGAAGTAGCTTCAATAACAAGCTGTGGAATAGCTTTTCCTGCAAATGCTGGACGCATATTGTTATCTTCCTTCATAGTTACCCAAGCAACACGAGCATGAAGATGTCCAACAAATAACCAAAGATTATTAATAGCATCTTTATGAGAGAATTTCTTACGAGCAGTAGTTCTTGTCTCATTACTAATACCTCTGCGACGCTTTTTAGTTGCAGTAGTTGCAGCATTATTAGCTGATTGATTAACTACTGGTTCTTCTACTTTAGCACTTTCTTCTTTTTGAGTACTCATAAAATTTGTTTTTATAAAGATTAATACTAACAACAACAAGTTGTACAGGCTTGTTGTTTATTGCAAAGTTTCCAAATATAATAATTTTTTAAATCATAGCCAAATAAAAAAGAGCTAAATTCAATTAAGAATTTAGCTCTTTATAATCTAGCTTTTATCTAACCGGAAGAAGTTCTTATTTAGAAGATTGACGAGCAATCGGTTCTTCATCGGCTTTGAAAGAAATCTTATAAGCGTTAACTTCAACAGTTTCTTTTTCATCACCAATAACTTTACCAGTTTCAACAGCAACTACGAACGGTTCGTTCAAGTTAACTTCAAATACACGGTTAAACTTCTCTGCTTCGTCACCGAGATTTTCTTTCAATTCCGACCACATTGAAGAATCGGAGAAAGTCAATGGCAAACCAAGACCAGTAAGATTGGAAGAAGTAGAAGTACGAGCACCAGAGTAAGCACGAGTAGTAGGATTGTAGTCATCAATAGTAACTTCTTCTACTGACTTACCAACTTCTTCTGCGATTCTTTCTTTGTTAAGTTCAAATGCAGCCGCTTTCTGTTCAGCAGTCATACGAACACCTGCAAGTTTGATTTCTCCGTTCTTCTCGAACAAAGGTACACCTTTACAAATACCATATTCACCGAAGTTCTGAATAAGAGCAGTACGAGCAGCTTCTGTACCAAACTCAACATTGTTCTCTTCGCACCATGCCATTACTTCGGCATCACGTTCAGCAATAGCTGCATCAATATCAGCAATATTACTAACAAACTGTACGTTATCACCGGGAACAAGACCCATGATACGAGTTACTGCACCTGCCAAGCTAAACTTAGCTTTAGTACTGTTAGCAGTCAATGTAGGTTCGTTACTAGCTTGCATTACTCTCTTACCGCTTTGTACGGCTGACATTCCAAATTGAAGTCCCATAGTTGTAAAAATTTAAATGATTAATAATTATTAATACTAGGCTTAAAGCCTATTGTTATCTTAGTTTTTGTCTTATTTCGTATCTATTGATTAGTAATAGTTAGACTTCTATCACTATCAAATCTCTACAATATCAGCATCACTGATATTCATATTGTTTACTATCTTAGCTTCTGTTGTTTCCATACAACCAAGTATAACATCAGCAGCTATATCACGAGCAGCTAGTGTAAACGCTCTATGTCCAATAAGAGTTCTCATATATTTAGTATATGTATCTTTACTAGCAAGTCCAGCAGTTACAGCGTCACTATAACTAAAATGTCCTATACTAGTAATAACTCTGTTATCTACTACACGAGTAAGTTTATATTCAGTAATATAATCACAAGGAACATTAGGTATTCGGAAGATTGGAACTAATCCTTTAGCTGCAAAATCTTTAGCTTGTTGTTGATTAGCTGCAACTCCGAACTTATTATTTAACTGATATTCCTTATATATAGTACCATTATAATCTTGATAATTTCTAACTGGATAAATACCAATTTCATCATTATCAGAACTAGCATTAAATTCATCAGCTTCTTTCTTGCTTTTGAATCTCCTACAATACTCTGGTATCTTACTATCAATATAAACATTATTACCGTCTGTATATTCATACAGAGCTATATAATCTTTAGTGCATTCCCATGTTATAGCTGCCTTCAATAATAACGCTTTAATTAAGTGAACGTCTAATGTAGTTTTACCATTAATAACTCCTAGGTGTTCAATACAACTAGTAAATGGTAAACCTAGTTCTTTAGCACGACTATATATTGCAAGACCATCTTGAATAGTCTTAATACCGCACTTATCACTAGACATTACTGATTTCAGATACAACTCTAACTTACTCCTATCATCGGGATTGTAAATGTCTAGGGTATTCAGAGCAGAAGCCATAATCATACTATTATTAGTAGGTTTTGCTTTTGGTTCTGTCTTAGCTAGAGTTTTTTCATTCTCTGTCTTTACTTCTTCCATTATTTCAAAGGTCGCTTATTGATTACTCTACAAAGATACTAATTTCTTTTATAACTCCAAAGATTAGCATCTATTATTCTCCTATTATGAAATCATTTTCACTATCTTTAACTATTTCATAGTCCCTGCCTCCTTTCGTTTCTGCTAGCTTCTTTTCTTCGTTCGTACCTTTACAGTATATCTTATATATTATATTAGGTACAGAACTAAAAGATAGATTAGGTATTCGATATTTTAAGTCTCGTATTGAGCTGCAAAGAGGTGAAGTGAAAATCACTATATCTACAACTCCTATAAAGCTCGTATCAATAGAATTATTTGCCGACAGTACTTTCATATAGTCGTCATTAAATAGCTCCAAATTTCGCGTTCTCTGCGCTCTTGCCTGCATGATTACTGGTTGTCCGATTTTAGCTCCTGTTTTATATACTTTCGGTTTACCTTTCTTATCATAAGCCTGTATTCCTTCCATATCGTTATGATAGTTTCCGCAATAGTCATATTGTAGAATACTCATTCCAGTTTGGAATATTTCACCATTAGTCATAATAGATTTACCTTCGTATTTTATATTAGCATTTAGGTACTCTGTTATCTTACCAGCAAACACTCCATTCTTTGAAATAATAAGTATTCTTTTGCCTATATTTTCCTTAACTATATCAAGTATTACATCTAGCTTAACAATATTATCAGTAACTACCTTAGTACGTTCTCTAATAATATTATAAGTTTGAGTAACTCTCTCAACTAAAGCACTAGGATTATATAATTCATCAATCTTACGACACATTGCATCGGTCATATCCATTTTAGCAGACCAACCATTACTCTCCGCTACTTGTAATCTACAAGTTTCAGCAGCAATATTAAGTCTAGTATTACCAACACGACATTCTTCTAACTTTTCAAAAGTACCAAATATAGTAATACTTTCATTAATATATTGGCTGCATTTATCATAATAGATTCTATCAGCATCAGTTAGAATAACACCCTTTTGGTACTCCTTTATGGGGGAATGAATAGAACGATTAATTAAGTGGGCATAATTAATTTCATATACTTTAGGAGCATACTTATACATAAGTACAGCATTGTCAGCAACACTATCAATAGCATTAGTAGCAAGTAGTTTAAACTTAAAATAGTTACCACTATATTTCTCTGCAATCTTTCTGAACTTCTTTACATTAATAGTAATAAGTACATCTTTATGACTACTAGGACTAGGTTTATACGGAGAACGCTCAACATAATCACGAGTGAGTATAAGACATCGCTTATCAGTTATTAATTGTTTATGAATCTCTTTAAATTCAGAAGTATTGTCAAGATAATAAGTAATGTTAGCTCTATCTTCCATAGTCTCTGTTATTATAAGAGACGTTAGTTCAGGAGTTTTAGCTACCATTTTATCTAGCACCATAGTAACGAAGTTCATTACACTTAATGGTTCTGATAGAATAACACTACCCACACCTTTGTTAGCAGACCATTTATTAGCAGCTTCATTATAAATATCAGTTACATCGTTCATAATATAAGTTGTTCTTTATAATTCTTAGGATAAACAAGAGCATAACTACGATTGAGAGGACTACATAGAAGAATAATATCTGTATATTCAATAGTATTCCAACCAATATCTTCAACAAAAGATAAGATTAAACATTCTAATAGTATATTATAACCTACTACCATTCCTTTAAAACTATCGTAGTTAACTTCTTTCCCTAAATTACTTATACATACTTTTCTTATATCCATTTTATCAATCAAATAAAGTATTTCTCATTCCATAGTATTTCTTAACTAAACGTTTACCTTTACCTTTATTATTACGACTTTGCTCTATTGGTTCGATAATAGCCATAGCTTCATTATAATAATATAGATAGTTAACATTTAGTTCAGATATATCAGTATCATCAACAGTATTACATATAGAAACACGTTGACCTGCACATAGAGAACTTTTCTTAACTTGTTCTTCGTTACGCTCATTCCAGCCCATACTCTCGACTTTCATCAATGTTCCCCCCGTAGAGGAGATGTAAAACCTTGTATTCCTCTGCACTACATCTGTTCTTATCTTTCCGTCTACAACATGAGTAAACTCTAGTCTATACTTATGATTAACATTTTGAGTACGACAGAAATCAAGAATAGATTTAGCATTTCTAAGAGTTTCCATAACAGGAGTACCATTAATAAAGTATTCAGTAACACATTTAGCTACAATAGGAGAATTATATCCTTTAGATAAATCCTCTAAGAACATCTTAGGATTCATTCTACCTTTGAATTTTCTACCATTATTTGGTTTGACAGTAAGATAACTATTTACTCCTTCTGTAACATACTTAATATAAGGAGTAAATTCACCAGTTAAACCAACTACTTTTTCCCATTCATGACAAAGATTACAATATAATTCAAACTTATCTTTAGGTATTATCGAAACAATACCGTCAGTATTAGCACTTATTATATGAATTCCTGCAAGTTCAAGTTTTTCTATCAACATTAATAGAAACAATTGACCATTAATAGTTACTTGATACATTGCTTTTTTATCACATAAGAACGATTGCTCACTTCCCATTTTACCAAATATACCAGCATTTGCTACAATCTTTAGACAGGCAGCAGCAGTAGAATGTTTATCTCTCTCTATAACATCGAGAGATTTATCTTTAGCTAAATGTTTATGTTCTAGTCGTTCATCGACAATAGTATCAGCTATACGAAACCATGCTTTAGGAAGTAGATGTTTCTGACATACTTTAAGACTTCTAATAATATTAGGATACATTGAATTAATATCAAAGTCACAAATATATATATCAGAAGTACTAACTCCAACAGCACCATTACTATCATAAGGATTGCCAACAGTAATATCAATAGCACCTGAATAATCAGCAGAACTATGGTAAATATTCGGAATCTCGTTTGAATGTAAACCACCTGTTGCGATAGTGTATGACGTGCCCATAAAGGTAAATTCTCGGTCAAATTCGCCCTTTTCTCCCTTCAAGGTAAGGGAACGTATGTCTGACAAAATATCGTTCAATTCAGGGGTCGAAAATGCGATTTTATCTGACAAGATTTCGGAAACCAAAATTTTCCTACGTATTGTCTTAGTATCAATAAAGGCTTTAGGATGTAGACCAGTAAACTTACTATATAGTTTAACAATAACTTTATCAGCTATTGTACTTCTACTAGCAGAATACACATCTACCTTATATTCTTCACTAATACGATACCTTAAAAGAACTTCTTCCTGATTCATTCTGATTAGCTCGGCAACAATATATACATCATTGTCATTATAATCAGCCATTTCATTAAGATATTCTTTAGGAATAAATCGCTCAAATACATTACGATAATGAATATTAAGTTCTCTATCAGTCATTCCCTTTGCTTCGGGTAATCTCTCGTGATAATAATGTCTATCTAAATCACCAATAGGTGGCATAGTATACTCTTTTAGATTATACCATTTAATATTAATAGAAGTCTGTTTAAGACTTTTATGATAATGGTCTAGCCTAAATATTTGGAACAAATCTAAATCCCTAAATGCAACGTTATTACGAAGTATAAGAGAAGTAAAATTATCAGTCCAAAGAGTATCATTATTAGAACTACGAATAACTCTCTGTGATGTTTCATATAAGAATGTGATTAACTTACTAGGCTTATCAAATTGATTATAATACATGAGCAATGCACTCAACATTAAGCGGTCGTAACGCCTGTTGTTATACCCAAAGTAATCAGCTTTGTTTTGAAGAAAGGAAAGTAAACTAAATAAGTCTTTATCGTCATCTTCGTATAATACAAATCTAACTTTCTTTATCTTATCTAATCTAGCTTTTAATTCACTAACTTTTAAACAATCTATTATAGGAATGGCTTTACCTTCATTATCTACACAATCTGAAAAAGTACGTAAATATTCTCTTAATGAAACAAAAACAACAGAGAAATAGTTTCTAGTTACCTCAACATCATAAACAAGAGACATCATAGTTATAATATTATATAATCATTATTACCAAGTTTATCTATCTCTTCTTTATTAGCTAATCTAAACTTATATCCATAAGAATAATTTTGTTTATTAGCAACACATCTTTGAATAGAAGCAAATTCAAATCTATTAACTTTAGAAGCCATTAAAATACCTCTATAAATACCGATAAGATTATTATCTTTATCTAATTGAGATATTATGTAAGCTACTTTATCTCTCCTTCTTTTAATCCTATCTCCATATAGATTATTGTATAGAACTGTACACCATTCAAGATTATCTACACTATTGTTAGATTTGTTTTCATCTTTATGGTTAATACAAGGATAATTATTAGGATTAGGGATAAATGCTTCTGCAACTAACCTGTGAACTAAGAATCTTTTATAATTATTCTTATAAGTAAGAGTAACAGCAACATATCCACGAGAATCTTTAAACTTAGATATAATATTACCTTTAAAATGTTGTTTAACTCCATCTTTTCCAATAATACTTCTATCTATACTTCTAACATTTCCAAGACTACTAACTTCGTAACCTTTTAAATCTTTAATAGATTTCCAAATTTCTTCCACACTTATACTTTATTTATTGTCCATAACACAAATATAAACGATTTTTACATCTACTACAAGCTGTATATAATCTACGAAGAGTATTATCTATATCTCCCCATGGATTACCAGTTCTAGTATCAAATACAATATCATTTATATCTATATACACATCAGCATAAGTACTACCTTGTGCTTTATGGCTAGTAAGAGCAAAACCATAATCTAAATCACGACTGAACTTTATCTTATTAGTAGCTTTATCTAATAGATTAACTAATAATAAGTTTCTTTCCCTAAATTCATAGTATTCTTTCCAACGTTTAGTTCTATTATATTTATCAGCATTAATAGCATTATAAATATAAGATTCACCTAACTTATAATAAAGCATAGCATTATTAAAATCAGAATGGTCTACTACAAATAAAGGTTTAGTTCTATTACCGCCATTAACTTGTATAAAAGTTACATTAAATCCATGAATATTATCTCTATTAGTAAAGTTCTTAATATCATGTATTATGTAATCTTCGGAGTTAACGATAATAGTATCTTTAAAATCATCAATAAAAGTATTATAAGACATTACTAAATCATTCTTAGTTAGAATTGCTTTACCACTATCTTCAATAATATTCTTACGAATTAATTTATTCCAGTCAGATACAGATTTATTAGTATAAGTAACAAGACGACAAGTATCAACATCTCTAGTAAATTCTTCATTATAAAATCCGTCTATTACAAGAGATTGAAACTCAAATGCACCACAAGTATAATATCCTTTAGTTTGAGTAGAATCAAAAGCATACCGATTTCTATTGATAAACTCTAGGAACTTCCAAGTTCTATTATCAATATCTTTTCTTAATATTCTTAATAATTCACTAACAGGATTACTTTCTTCTTGTCTTACAATCTGTCTAAGAGTATAAAACTTAATGTTATCGAAACAACGCGAACGAGTTTCTTTAACAGGCGGTAACTGATAGTTATCACCCATATAAATAAGCATACAGCCAAACTGTTCACACTCTCTTTCTATAAGAGTTTTAAGATTAATACCAATCATAGATGCTTCATCAACAATATATAGCTTATATTGTTTAATCTTCTTTTCAGCCAATGGGTCAAAAGGAGGATTATTAACATCAAAATCAGTAACATCAGTATTAAGTCTTAGACCTAAATCACTAGCCACAGTAGATGTAGCATATCCAGTAGATACACGAAGTACACGAGCAGCTTTATGAGTAGGAGCTGCAAGTCCAATAACAGATTTAGCTAAACCACATCTCTTTATTACTTCACGTATCATATAAGTTTTACCTGTACCAGCAGCACCAATAAGTGCACGTCTATAATCACCTTCAACATAACCTTTTTCTATAAAGGCTACAAGATTCTCATAAGCAATCTTTTGGTCACGAGTAAAACTATTCAAGACACTATCATCTTTCTTAGCATCATCAAACTTTTCAAAATTCATTGCATTTCAATAAAAATTTATCAATATTATCACGACATTTAAGAATATAACCTTTAACTGGTAATCCTATCTTAAATGGAATATAACAACTAGGCATAGTACAATAAGCATCAGTACATCTAACAATCTTAGTAGGTCTACCATGACTATCTAACGCACAAGTATATATTGTCTTAAAGCCTTTACATGAGTATGAACGTTCAGATAATGTAATAAGTTCATTAGTACCTTTAGGATTGAACTTATATTCATTGTTATGTAGAACAATAGTACCTACAACAATTTGCATTATTACTTTCTCACGAGGAATCTTCTTTTCCTCATTTACAGCAGATAGTTTAAAACTTAGTCCCATATTACTAAGATTTAACAATTTGATTAGGAAGATATTGTATACAACACGCTCCTTTACGGGGGAATATCTTATACTTATCAGTATTCATAATCCTAGGTAACGGAATAATTTCACAACATCTATCATCATGAACATCTATAATAATGCAATGATAAGCATTAACATCTGCATCATGAGATATAACAGCTTTAAGTCCTTCAAAATATACATCAAACGTACTATCAGGATTAACACATTGTTTTAAATCTACAACCATATTAATTAGCTTTAGTTTTATATATTTCGTATAACTTACTAAATTCATCAGAAGGCATACATACAATAGGAACATTAGTATGCATTTGGTCTTTAGGAACAATACAATTTCTAGCAGTAACAATTCTATCATCTTCAACAAACATTGTTTCAAGAACTAAACAATTACCACCGTCTAGTATTTCCTTACATTTTGGACAAATATAAATATTATCTGTACCAAATACAAGAAGCTCATCGCCACAAACTAGACATTTGCCAGTCGTGACAATAAGCTTACCATTATCTTGTTTAAACTCGTTAAGCTTGGACATAACTAGGAATACGTCTCCTTTCTTCCATTCTAATAAGTTTAACACTAGTACTTTCAAGTACATTAAGAGTAAAAGCTACTAATTTGTAACTTCTCTCATGCTTTCCGAATTTAATTTTCTTCTTAATCATTACGTTTAGTATTAATTGTTATTTAATAGGAGCATCTGACCGCTCCGCTTCGCTCCGCTTATTCCCCCGTAGAGGAGTTGTGAGTTGTTTAACCTTTTGCTTAATTTCATCTATAATAGCTTTATTCTTATCAATACTATCGTTACTATAAAGATTATAACTATGTGTTTCATCAATATTTCTATTAATATCAAGAACAAATAGATACATACTAATATAAGAAGTATTGTTAAGATTGCAATTAGTATAAAGGTCACTAGAGAATTTAGTACTATACAACAGACTAAGCTGTATTTTCTGTAACTCTCTAAACAATTTAGTAAATTCTTTCTTATTCATGTCGGTATATTAGTTTTGATTAATAATCATAGAAAAGGAGCAGACGCTTCTGCTCCAAGCTAAATAATTAATATTTATAAAAATCCTAATTCTATCTCACGACAGTAATTTAATTAAGGGTAAAAATATAAAGTCGAATAAAGTTCTCCTATCTCACGACAGTAATTAACAACTTGTATTTTTAAACACAAATACTATGTATTTATAGCTGACATTTTACGAAGAGGATTTCCCTTACTTCAACCATTTGGTTAATGTTTCAACTTAGATTAGTCATCATCAGAGCTATTATAAGAAATAGCACGATTCTCACGAACAGTGCTATTATAATTCCATAAAACCTATATCTACTATCTTCACAAACAACAGATATAAAATCACAATACGACAAAATTTAATTTTAGTTTAACTAAAACAGACAAACAAAATTGATAAAATTGGCAAATTACTTATTATATATCTTTGTATAATCTACACAATAAAAATCAGGACAATCTTTAAGAAATAATTCACATATTCTACGAGCTTCATCTTTACTATTACCAGAGTAAAGAGTTTTAGCATTACCATTAAAAGACTTTCTTAGCTTATCATTCTTGTCTAGGAATACAAGATGATTTCCAGAACAATAGAATACAGAATAAATCGGAGCTTTACTAGCTTCATATTTAGCAAGAAGTTTATCATAAGATTCTTTAGCACTGTCTCTCATATCACTAATATATTTGATATAAGAAAGCATAATACTATCCCATTGTTCAACAGCTTTAATCTTATCTTCAATAGAATACTCACCGTCAAGAATATCTTCAAGAAGATTATTCAATCCTTTAACATTAAGATTTTCTAAATCTTCAAGAATAGTTTTATTAAATTCTCCTTTAATAAAAGCCTTACGATAATCTTCTTTAATAGAATCAATAAAATTAACATCAGAATCACTAGCTAAAGCACAAGCTAAAATAGCAGATATAATATCTTTCATTATAATAAATTTTTAAATTAGACAATAAAAAACTCTACTAATATTACTCTAGTCTCACGACCTGAATAATCTTAATAGAGTGGAAACCGACATTTATTTAACCCTTTTGTCAGATATTAATTAAATAGAGTAAGTATCGGCATTATACTAAACGTAAAATAATAACTGCAACAGCTCCTAAAGCAATAAGAGAAGCAATAACAAAATCAACAGTATTATACTGTCTCTTAGCTTTAAGCTCTTCATAATCTTTGTTAGCTTTATCTAACTTAGATTCGAGAAATTTAATGCCGTCTTTAAGAGCTTTATTATTAGCTTCCAATTGATTATTAGCAGCACTTAATTTAGAAGACATACTACGAAGAGCTTTATCTTCATTACAAATATTCTCATACATAGCCTTATAATGATTAAGACCAGCATCAGACTTTTCATTAGATTTACGTAGACGGATAACTTCTGTCTTTAATTCGTCAACTGTTGGACGTTTCTTACTAAGAACATCAACTTCTTTCTTTTCATTCATAACTATTAGTATTTAATTAATTAATCTTCAAT